GCCACCTTCTCGTCGCGGTCCTTCTGGACGCGGGCGACGAAGCCGTCGAGGGCGGCCTGCGCGTTCGCGTCCTGCACCTCGAAGACCATCCCGTCGATCGTCAGCTTCGCCATCAGTTTTGCCTCACTTTTCGAGGATACGTTTTCGCCTGTGTCACACGCAATCACCGCCGCCGCGTCGCTCGCGTCGAGTCGCAGCCGCGCGTCCGCGCCGGCGCGCGCGGCGTCGACGAGCGCGACATGGTTGACAACGATGTCGCGCTGAACCGCGTCGTACTTCTGTCCCTGCCACTCGCCAGCGATCGAATCGAGCCGGCACGTGTAGCCGACCGAGAGCTGCACGCGGCCGTTGCGCGCCGCCTCGATGGCGTCGGCCGCGTAGATCTTCATCGGCGCCACGACCCAGCCGTCGGCGTTGAGCACGGCCTCGCCGACCGCGCCCTTGACGTACTTGTCGCTGTTGCCGGGCTCGACCATCTCGCTCGGGTGCGTGTTGGTCAACGGCTGGAGCGGGAACGAGGGGAGCGACTTGCGCACCTCCTCGGGCAGCCGTAGCTCGCGGCGCGTCCCACCTTGTCCGTCGCGATACTCCTGGATGCCCGTGCGCGCCACGCGGCCGACCACGGCCAGGAAGCCCTCGTCGGTGACGCGCGCCCGCGGCAGCTCGCCGGGGGCGAAGTCGATGCGCTCCCAGCGCTTGACCACGCCGTCGGCGTGCTTGTTGGCCTGGACCGCGCGCTCCTGCGCCTCGGCGGCCTCCTTGGTCGGGTGCGTACCGAGCACCTTGCCCGTCGATTTAGAGAGCAGCACCCACTGGCCGCCGCGGTGCTCGATCGTGTCGTACTTGCACATCGCGCCCGAGCCGTCGCACATGGACATCGCCGCGTCCATGTTGGCGTTGCTCATGGTCGGCTCGCCGTAGCTGCCGCCGGGCGCGACGTGGTCGACGTACTTGGCGTCGACGACCGGGACCATTTGCCCGCAGTCGTCGCACTTGGCGCCCATCCACGACGGGCCGTCGTCTTTCTCGTACGAGGCCCAGGCGACGGCCCACGGGTTGTCGATCCCTGGCTTCTCCTTGAGCGCGCGCACCTGGGCTTCGCGGCCCGGCGGCGTGACGTCATTACGCTTGCTCATCGGTCGTCCGTCCTGTTCACGCGCGAGGCGGCGCAGCGGCGCGCGCAGCGGCCCTCGTCGTCGAGCACCTCGTCGCACCACGGGCACCGCGGGCGCACCTGGTCGAGCACGGAGTCGCCGTCGAGCAGCGGCCCGCCGTCCGAGCGGCGCTGCACGCGGTTGGCGGCCTGGACCTCGCGCACGTCGGGGTTGGACGAGAGTTGATCGGCGCACAGTATGAGTCGCCCGAATTCGTAAACGTGCGCGGGAAATAGACGCTCGCTCATTTGGGCCTCGGCTTGGGCTGCAGCTTCGTCTTCGGCCGCACGTGCTTGATGCGCTCGACCATCATGCGTTCGGGCTCGCGTAGACGCGGACCGAGATGGGACCGCCCGTGTTGTTGCAGATGGAGACCACGGTCTGCTGCCCCGGCGCCACCACGCACGGGAACGGGCCGTAGATGCCGGTCGAATCGAGGAGCGCGCCGCGAGCAACCGTCGTCTGGAAGGTCGCGCCCGTCGAGCCCGTGGCGCTACCGAACTCGAACAACGTCGGCGGGTTCTGCGGCACGAGGTACAGCGCCTTGATCCCGGGCGGGATGGCGAACCCTCCCGACTGCTGATTGTTGACCGAGACCCCGGCGGCGCCGCCGCTCGGGCCCGTGATCGAGCCCAGAAAGTACATGAACCCTAGGCTACACCGGGGGTTGTGTCACGCGCGAACGGGGGCTAATCCTCGTCCAATCCCGCGATGATGTCGTCGAGCGCCGGCTCGGCGTGGCAACGACAACAGATTTCATAACCAGGCTGAATCACTTGCCCACTGACGCCAATTGGCGCGTCACCGTTCCATTCGAATCGTCTACCCTCAAGCGCAACGTGCGAATCACGTTCGCGCACATCAAGTACCCCTCGCCAAATATAACTCGTGACTCCTAACGCTTGTTGGCGGTCCTGGTTCACCTGCGCGTTGAGCTTGCCGATCTGATCCCGCGCAATACGCCGCGCGTTCGATTCGGCGACGTCGCCACGGAAGCTGATCTCATCCGAGAGCCGGTCAACCGTCCAGCCCTCCTCGAACGCCTGCGAGACGGTGTCCCTGACCGAATCGAAGTAGCGCTCGGGCACAGTCTTGATGAGGTCGACGTTCTCGCGCACGAAGCCGGGGATGCGGTCGACGGTCGGCTTCTCGACCGAGGACAGCGGCACGCCGACGGCCTGGCGCACCTGGCGGTCGAGCTGCCCGCGCTGGAAGTCGCTCGTGCGCATGCCGAACTGCCGCGCCACCTCCGCCAGCTCGCGCTCGCTTACGGTTTGCGCGGCGCGCGCCGCGGCCTTCTCGATGAGCTCGCGGGCGCGGCCGGCGCGTTTGATAGGGGCATCGCGACGCATATCGTCGCCGCGCTCCGCACGCTCGTCAGCGAGCAAGCGCAGGACCTCGTCGCGCACGCCCGCGAGCGCCCGCGTCGACGGCTCGACCGCGCGGGCGCGGATGGCCTTGTAGTACTCGAGCCGCAGGCCGTCGGGCTGTTGCTGACGTGGCATGCGCCCGCCCTTGCGCCGGTGCAGCGCGGGTGCGGCGGCGCGCAAGAGGCGAACCATGGCGACGGTGCGCGAGCGAGGGTGTAGCACGCGGAAAGACTAGCACAATTCGAATAAGAAGATTTTTGTTGACAAACTCAAAGGGCGGACCTATATTTATCATCAGGAGGCCGACGATGACAAACTTTGCGAATAGCTGGGTGGTGCTGGGGATGGTGGCCGCGGGCAAGTGGAATCCGAAGAAGGCCTCCCACGCGGCGTTGATTCACTGGTTCCTGAGCTAAGCGAAATGGCGCCGGGCTAGCATGGCCGGCGCCTCATTTCGAAGAGCTACTCGGCCACAGCCTTCTCGGGCGGCTTCTCCTCCGCCGCGTCTCCCTCCGCGACCGGCGCAGGCGGCGGGTTCTTGGTCGCCTCGACCTTGGCCGCGTGCAGCTCAGCCTGCTGCTTCTGGGCGAGCTGGAGCTGCGCGGCCTGCGCCTTCTCGGCGGCGGCCTTGTCGGCCTCGTCCTGCGCGGCCATCTCCGCGCGCCCCTCGAAGTCGACGGTGATGGGCCCGTCGCTGTATTCGGAGCCGGCGAAGCGCGTGGCCGCGACCTCCTCGGCCGTGACGACGCTGTTGGTGAGGTAGACGGCGTCGGCCTGGGCGACCTTGAGATAGCGGTCGGCCTTCTCGCTGGCGCTCATCTGGTACAGTGGCCGGTTGACCACGCTCCAGCGCGCGGGCTCGGCACCTTCGGTTGGGCCCTGCTTCGACTTGAGGATGAGCCCGACGAGGCGCTTGAGCTGCGGCAGCATGCGCTTGCGCTGCCAGCTCGCGACGCGGTCGTAGAACCAGCGGATCTCGCTGTCGCCCGTCGCGTTCAGGCCCGCGGGCGCTTGACCCATGAGCAGCGACACGGGCATGCCCGCCGCGGCGGCGAGGCGGAGCGCGAACTGCTGGAGCATCTCGGGCAGGCCCGCGAGCGAGGCCATCTCGCGCTTGAAGTCCTCTTCGCTGTCCAGCATCATGAGGCCCGCGATCGAGCGGCCCATGTTGAGCGCGGTGCCGCGGTTGCGCACGATGCCGGTGCCGGCCTTGTTGTTGGCCATGAGCGCCTGGGCGAGCCCCTTGATCTTGAGCATGCCCTGGGCGAAGTCGGTCATCAAATTGGCCACGCCCGCCCACGTCTGGTCGTACTGCTGGAGCACCTGATCGACGCGCGTAAACAGCGAATCGCCCCAGCCGCGCATCTGCACGCGCGCGCGGCGAGACGCGGCGACGCCCGGGAACACCAGCAGCCGCGACTCATGCACCCACGTGATCAGCGGCCCATAGCTGCCGTTCGGCCCGGTCATCGGCGGCAGGATGTTGGCGTTGGCGACCTTCTCACCGGGGGCCGGGATCTTGGCGATGGGCACGCCGAGGTTACGGAGCATGTACATCTCGGGCTTGCCGTAGTTGGCGTCGGTGACGTCGCGGTACCACGACCACGCAACCATCTCGCCGTCCCAACCGCCGTAGAAGGCGGTGATGTGCTTGACGTCCTCGATGCGGTCCTCGTCGAGCGGCTTGGTCAGGTCCTCGGTGCCGTCGTCCGCGCCGACGAGGATGGCTGCGCCGCCGTACGCGCGCTCGTAGCAGAGCGCCTCCCAGAAGACCTGGAGCGCGTCAAGCTCCTCGAGCTTGGCGTCGATCGCCTCGGCGCACTCGATGCCGTCGTCGTCGACGTCGATCTCGCCGGGGTGCTTCTCGGGCGCGGGCGGAGCGACGACCGGCGGCGCAGCCGCGCCGGAGTTCGGCGGAAATGCGTCCGCCTTCTCGTCCGCCTCGTCGTCCTCGTCCGAGGGCTGCACCTGCACGTCCCAGCCCTCGCGCGTCATCTCGTCGGGAATTGTCTCGATGAGGCGCGCGCCAAGGTCGGAACCTCGCCAGCGCGACTCGGCGGCGACTTGGGAGATGAAGTTGAGCTCGAAGGCCATGCCCCCGCGCCGACCGCCGAAGGACTTGTCCTTCTCCCATGTGCCAATGCCGGTCAGTTCGTTGCGGAAGCCGTCGAGGTTGGCCGCGTCCCAGCGCGCGTTGCCGGTCGAGGGAGCGCGCGTGCTCAGCTCGTCGAGCACCTCGGGTTGCGTCCAGGGGTCGACCGGCGCGGGCGCCTTGGGCTCGTAGCCGTCGACCTGGTCTTGGACTTTCGCGCGGCGTCGGGACTTCCAGCGGGCCATGCAACGAAGGTACCGCGGATGTGGCGAAAAGGTCTAGTTAGCCGCGTTCCTTGATGTAGTCCACCACCGCGCCAGCGAATAGCGCCCACGTGGGCCAATCCGCATGCCGAACTAGCATCCGATGTAAACTGATGACCGCTTTCGCTTCGACGTTTCCCTCGGCAGCATCAGATATAAGCCGCTGTTTATTGGCCCGCGCCCATTCTTGCAATTCCTCGCATTGCATCTTGGTCAGCGCCCCTTCTGTCCATGCCCGCATCAGTCGTCATACGCCGCGACCATAGCCGCGCACGCGTCTCCCAGCTTCGGCTTCGCGTCGCTCGCGGTCTCGGGCTTGATCGCCTCGACGAGCGCGCGCTCGACCTCCAGCACGCGAGCGCGCAGCGACGCGTCGAGGAGGCGCGCGGGCAGGTCGCGCAGGAGGTCGAGGGCTAGCTTGTGCGCTTTCTGGACGGGCGCGAGGCGCTTCTCGAGCAACGGCTCAAGGTCGCTGGCGTCGATCTTGACGGTGACCGCCTTGACCCCGCCGCCCGAGCCACCAAATGCCTGGTGCTTGTCGGGCATCGGCCCGGTCTGCCCGTCCGAGACGAAGTACACGTCCTCGCCCACGCGAGCGTCCAGCTTCTTGGCTCGTTCGATTTTCTCTTCCGTCGTCATGCTCCGACCTCCACCGCGCATGATCCCGCGCGCATCCGAGTTAGTCAATTAAAATCTGCGAAATTCCTCCAGCGTGCCCTCAAGGTCGACCGGCGCGGAGCCTCGACCGACGAGGCGCCACTCGCCGCCGCCGCCCACGGCCTGGAACGTGAGCGACTCCTCCCTACCGTCCTCGCCCTGCACCACGACGCGCATGCGCGTGCCGGCGCGGTTGTGATCGACCTGCACGACCTCGCGGCCGGCGATGGCGTCGTCGACGGCGCTCACGCCAACACCATGACGCCGTCGCTCGGTATACGCGTAGGCGGTGGGCGCATCGGTATGGTCAAACGATACTGTACCAACGGTCTGCCGTCCTCGGCGCTCGAGTGGGTGCCGCACGCGCACGCGGCATGATATCGATCATCCTCGTCATAGCACCGCTGCGCGCCGCACACGGAGCCATCGGGCAGTCTGCCCTCACAGCGGAAGTAATGCACGAAGCCCCTTACGTTCTCGCGTCCCACTCGTCGCCCTCCTCGATTCCGAGATCGACCTGCGCCCAGAGGTCGGCCGTGCCCTGCTCCTGCTCGAAGCCCTGCAGGCCCTGCGACTGCGCGTCGACGTCGTCGTCCTCGCGCCCGTTGGGGAACGCGGCGTGGATCGCGATGTAGTCCTCGACCCACGGCGCCCCGTCCGGGAGCTCGACGTTGCCCGCCGCCTGCAAGGGCTGCTGCGCATGGGCGCGCGCCGACTTATTCGCCGTCCCGGGCGAGACCGCGATGCAGCCCGAGATGCCGTGCGAGCGCTCGAGCGCCGAGATGATGGCGTCGCCGTTGGCCTTGCCCTCGATGAGCTTGCGCCGCGCGTCGGGGAAGAGCGCGATCACGCGCAACAGCTCGGCCACCGTGTCGGTGAAGTCCATGCGCCGCTTGACGCGGTAGAGCAGCATGCGCCGCGCGCCCAGCTTGCCCCAGACGTGAATCGCCACGAAGCTGCCCGTCTTGGTCTCGCGGAAGGTCGCGTCGACCGAGATGAGCTGCTCGTCGAGCGCGTCGAGGTCGAGCGGGCGCGCCGGACCGTCGTAGGCGCCGCGAGGGCGCGAGCCTCCGACAAGGCCGAGCCGCTCCATGGTCGCGTCGTCGCTCTTCCAGAAGCGCCAATTTTCGATCTTGAACAGCCCGCCGCCCTCGGGCGCGGGGCGCTGCTGGTGCTGGCTGGCGAAGCCGAACGGCCCGAGCGTCGTCTTGTCGTGCTCGATGCGCTCCTTAGGGTAGAGCGCCGGGAAGAGCAGCTCGCCGCGCGCCGCGCGCGGGTCCCTCCAGAAGTCCTCGACGACTCGTTCGACGTGGCCGTTGACGCGCGTGACGATCCGCTGCGTCCTGCACGCCGATTCGGGCTCGAACTCCGAGGGCAGCGAGAGCACCTGCGCGCCCTTCTTGGACGCCACCCACGCCGACGGGTCGTCCTCGTGCAGCCGCTGCATCGTGAGCATGAACTTGGGCTGGTAGCCGCCGATGAAACGCTGCGACAGCGTCCCGCGCACCCACTCGAGCGCCGCCTCGCGCTCGATCTTCGAGTGCGCGTCCTGGATGTTGAGCGGGTCGTCGACGCCGATGACGTGCGCGCGCAGGCCCGCGCCCTGGCCGCCGATGGACGTGGCGAAGCGCACGCCGCCGGCGGTGTTGGTGAAGTTGTCGGCGCTGCCGAAGTCCTCGCGCAGATTCCAGCCGTCACGCTTGCAGAACCACTCCTGGTACCAATCCGAGCGGATGAGGTCGCGGCAGCGGCGCGCATCGCGCACGACGAAGCCGTACGAATACGAGCCGAAGATGAACTGGCACTTGGGCCACCACGTCCAGATCCACGCCGGCCACAACACCGACGTGAAGACGCTCTTGGCGTGGCCCGGCGGGATGTTGACGCACAGCCATTCCATCTCGCCCTTGGCGAGCGCTTGAGCGTGCATGGCGATGGCGTCCATGTGCCAGGACCAGACGAGCGGCTCGACCTGCGCCACGTGCTCCCAACCGCGCTTGACGAAGTAGGCGAAGCTGCGCTTGGCGCGCTCGGCGCGGATGGCGACCGGGTCGGCCAATAACGTCTGCGCGAGCTGAAGCCCGGGCCGCGTCAATCGACCCCGTCCACGCGGGCCGGAAGGGCGAGCGTCTCAGACTTCACGCCGGAGGCCTCCGCCGCCTCGTCTAGGGCCTCGAGGACGTGGTCGGGCAGCGTGGATACCACCTTGGCCGCGATCGCGGCCTGGGCGGGCTCCTGCGCGGCCGGAGCGCCCTGCGCGTGCAGGTGCAGGTGCTTGTCGCCCTCGAGTACGCCCAGGAGCTTGCCGATCATGTCGTCGTACTTCGCCATCACGCTGAGCTGGCCCAGCTTTTTGCACAACGTGGCCTTGGCGCGCAGATTCGCCAGATAGGCCTCGCGCGCCGTCGGCAGCTCGTCGGCATGGTCCGCCACCCACTGCCGTCGCGCCTGGGCGATGTAGTCGTCGACGCGCGACCGCGCCCGCTCGCTCTTGAACGCGGCCAGGATACGCCAGCGGGGCTCGCCCTCGGCCAGCATCGCCGCCACCCGCGCCACGTCGCGCTGCACGTCCATCGCCGAGCGCCGGTCGCCCCTCGGTCTTTTTGTAGGCTTGCCCACGTTTGAGGGCTGATTCCCACTAGCTCCCACGCTTTTGACTTTGGCACGCCCTACGCTTTCGGGCAAATCGGCAATTGCCGCCAGATCGACTTAGCTCACACACACGTAATGGGCGATCGCTAAGTTCAATCTCGCCATGAACACCCATTACCTGAAGACTGACGACCCTGACGATCCTGACGATCCCATAGCCGACCCAGCTAAACTCGCATCCTACACTCTCCTACCTTTTGTACCGCTATACTGTAAATTACAGTATATGTGTGTGCGAGTTTAGCTAGCTCCGTATTTAGAGCGTCAGGATCGTCAGGGTCGTCAGCCACCCATTACGTGGGTTTGATTTTGACCGTCCACTCCCGTCCTAGCTCACCCTTCTCGCCTATGGCCTCAATCGTTTTTCCGCCGAAGTACCGCCCCCTCAAAGTCGAAAAAACGCGCGCCAATTGGCTCGGCGTGGGCTGGTGCCCGGGCTTGACGTTGGTAAGCTCGTCGATGGCGTCCTTGAGCGCGTCCCAAGACGGATCGGCGACGGCCATAAGTACGGCTTTGGCGGTCATGCGGCGCCCGCGCTTGTTAGCCGTGAGCATGCGATCGAGCTCGTGCACCAGCGTCCAGGATGCGCTGCGCCCGCGGTCCGCCATGTCGCGCAATGCCTCGCGGGTGTCTCCGGGATCGGGCAGACCGAGCCATACCAGCGGCGCGCGCACAGTCGCCGACCAGTCGTCGAACGAGCCCCATGCGCTTAGGCCGACGCGCGGGCGCCCTGCCAAGATGGCAGCTCGCAGGATGGTGAAGAGATCGCTCAAGATGGCCGCGCGCGAGCGCTTGGCGTGGATGAGGAGCTCACCACCAGGATATCGGAACCCAGTGCGCAGCTCGGGGCGATCGTCCTGTGGCTCAAGTCGCACGTGCAGGATGCGCCGCGCTAGGTCGCCGCCGATGGACAGGTTGTTGCCGGTGGCGAAGAACACGGTGTGCAGGAGGCCATCGAACATGTCGTTGGTGCCGAGGATGCGCGCGGACCACCACCCGTCACTCGTCAGCGCGGCGTCTAGCGCCGCCGACTGCAACGTCGAGCCGTTGGGCACGTTGTCGAAGAGCAGAAGCCGGTCACCGGCCATAGCGGTGGCGGTGATGGTCTTGCGCACCTCCTCGTCGTGCGGCGACCAGGCCGTACGCGAGGCCGAGCGGCGGAACGCGATCGACGAGATGAGGTCAACGAGCAGTGTCTTTCCCGACGACGGCGTCGACGCGTCGAACAGCATGAGCGGCACAGAGCCTCGGAAGGCGAAGCGGCCCACCACCGTCAAGAGCGCGCACAACCATGCCGCCCGACTGGCGGGCTTGCTGAAGTCGAACTGGTCCACAAGCGCCAGCACGCGGTCGGCGGCGGCTCGCGCGTCGTCCCTCGTTGGCGCATCCGGCACGTTGACCTCAACACCGTCGGAGACGAAGATGCCACTCTCCCTATCGTACCCCGGCGCGCTCACGACGCGTCCGTCGGGCAGGATGACCGGGGCGTCGCCGACGCCGATGAGAGGCGATATGCCGCGCCAGCATCCCTCGGCGTGCACGCCCGAGACGAGCCAATCGGTGGGATGGGCGGGCACGAAATCCTTGGCTCGGCCGTCCCATTTCTCGAGCTTGCACGCCCGGGTGATGAGCGTCCGCACGCGCGCGGCTGGCAGCCGCCGTACGCGGCACGCGCCGGCGCTGCGCCGGATGCCGTCGTCGCCGCCCTCCTTGGGGTCGTCTCCACGCTGCATGACCACATCGGCGAGCGCGCCCGAATGCGTGTACAGCCCCTCGAGCAGGCCCAGGTGGCCGATGACCTCGTCGACCACGCGGTGCTCGTCGACGTCCAGCCGCACGACTTTGTCGGTCAGGCAACGCGCAGTCTCTTCGTTCGCGGCGAGCTCGAACGCTTGCCGGACGTAGAACTCGTGTAGCAGATAGCCGACCGGCCTGCCGTCGGGATCCTTATCCTCGTCCTGCCCCTCATCGACTTTGTGATCCACTTCGCCCGCGTCCGACCACGGCGGCTCGCAGCGCGCGCAGTACTCGTCGACGATGGCCCGCGTCTCCGCGTCGTCGGGCAGCCCGTAGCCGCGGTACAAGTCGCGGCAGACGTGCAGGAGCGCGGGGCCGCCGCCCTGCCCTTCTTTGCCAGGCGGTCGGCGCTGGATGTCCGCCCTGGCGTGCTCGCGCACGAGCGGCAGTTCCTCCGCCGTCGGCCTGCGGTCCTCACCCTTGGTCGCCCGCGGCTCGCGCTTGCCCGGCAGCACCATCTCGACCAGCCATGCTGGCGCCTCGGCCACGTCGGCGTCGGAGCCAACCGCGTACTGCCCCTTGGCGTTGGCGCAGCCCGGGCCGATGACGTAGCCCCCGTCGCCGCGCGCATCGATGCCGGGCATAATGGCGGATCGGTTGCGCAGGCCGGCGACGTGCTTGAACCACAGGTGCTGCCCGCCCGAGCCCGTCACCGTCTCGAACGTCGTCGGCGGCGCGCCCTGCTGCGCCACGAGCTCGGCGATCGAATCCCACCCGCCCTTGTCGGGGTCGATGTCGAGCACCCAGACGCCCGACGGCGCGCCGGTGGCCACGCCGTAATTCATGTCCGGCCAGAAGCCGAACCACGCGCGGATCTTGCCCTCGTCGCTCGTGGCCTCGCGCTGCCAGCCTCCGAGGCGCGGGTGCTTGCCGCGGTTGTTGGGCTTGCAGCCTTCGTCGCCACAGGAGCACGCGCCATCGGTGACGGAGTGGCAGGGAAAGATCTTCATGCCCGCCGCGGCGAGCCCGAGCGCCAGCTCAAGACGCGTCATGCGAGCCCCCACACGCGCGCGAAGATCTCTCGCGCGCAGGCATCGGCATCACGGTAGATTTCCGAGCCGGTATATCGATAGACGGTCCACCCAGCGGCCTGAAGGTCTCTATCGCGTCGCCGGTCGTGCTCGGCTTGCTGCTTCGTTCGCTCGTGGAAGTCGTGCCCGTCTGCCTCGATAGCGATTTTTCGATCGTCGCCAATAATGGCGAAATCGATTCGATAACGACCGACAGGATATTGCGGTACTAAAAAGGGGGGATCGTCAGACTTGGCACAACAAAAAATATTATAACCGTATGAATTACCATAGCATTGGCGTGTCTGCTCCCAAACGATATCAGCGGGACATTGACGCAGTAATGCCGTCAATAGAAGACGTTCGATAGGCGAATTCGGTATATAAAAATCGCCATCTGGCGCTAGTACCCAAGCTTGCATTTCGCATTTGGTACAATGGCCAACGCCTTTGCAGTCGACGCACAAAGCCCCGTCGATGCACTTGTCGAACGCACCACCGCATTTTGGGCATCTCATGCCGCACCGCGCTCGGCCGCCAGCTTGGCGAGCGCCGCCTCGACGGCCGCGCGCGTGCCGGCGTGCACGTTCAGACCGGCGAGCGCCCGCGCTAGAGTGTCGCGCCGAGTGCCGAGCACAGCGAGCACGGCGTCCTCTCCCAACTGGCGCACGAGCGCGAGCAGCTCCCGTCGGGCGGACGCGGCGACGGGCGCGCTCGACTTTTTGTTTTTTGTTTTCATGGAAGGTGACGATTGTGCTACGTTGTCCTCTCGCGTGTCAAGCTTGCCCACGATCGCCGACGGTGCGCACCGCGTTAGAAGATTTTTGTTGACGAACGGAGCGACTAGGCGCAAGGTGGGGGCACGAGGAGGGGAGCATGAAGCCGGCCATCATGGGCATCGATGACGCGCGCAGGGAGGCGCGTCGGCGCTGGGGGTTCTCGGGTACTGCCATCACCCGCGACGGCGAATGCATCGTCGGCACGATCGGAGGCGATATGCTGCCCAACGGCACGTTCGCCTACGGTCGGGGCTGGAGCTGGGAGGAGGCGTTCGCCGACGCCGATCGCCGGTCGGAGGCGCGCTCGTGACCGCGCTCGACGTCGGCTACGCCTGCGCGGTGTCGGCCGCGATCTTCGCCGTCCTTGCCCCCGAGAGCGAGCGCCGCGCGGTGCTGGCGCTGGTCGGCCTCGCGGGCGCGGCCTTCGGCGCAGCGGCGAGCCTGTCGTGGGCCTCGGTCGCGGGGTGGGTGCCGTGAAGATCTCGAGGGAGGAGGCGCGCGTGCTCGCGGCGGTGCTCCGCTACTTCCTGCGGGCGATGGACAGCAAGGAGAATCGAGAGCTGTTCACGGAGCAGAACAGGATCACGATCGCGCGGCTGCAGGCGCAGCTTCTGCTCTACGGAACCGAACCGGTGAAGCGATGACCCCGCGTCGCCGCCGCTTGGCGCTCATCGCCCTCTTTTTCTTGACGCCCGCGGTCGTGACGGTGCCGTTCGCGTTCGGGGTCTGGCTCGTGCGCCGCGCCCGCGAGCGCAACCGGGTCGTGCGCGAGCCGTCGGCGCGCGTGGTGGACTTCACGAAGGTGTACCAGGCTCGCCGGCGCGCGAGCGGGGAGGATTGGTGGAATCGATGATCCTCCGCATGGGGCCGCCGTCGCCTGAGGAGCGCGCCGAGTCGTCCATGGTCGAGGTATGTTGCGACGCGCTCGAATCGGCGCTCGCCGCCGGAGTGCTGCGCGCCACGCGGCTCCGCGGGGTGCTCTACCTCGTCGCCGCCGGGCGCCACTACCCGGTCGACTTCTGCCCCTTCTGCGGTCGGGCGCGCGAGCGTCGCGCGTCGACCGACCGCGACCGCGGGAGCGTGTGGTAATGGCCTGCAACCACTGCGGCATCAGCGGGCACAATATTCGCCGCCACGCTGGCGAGCGCCAGGGCGCGCCATCGCGTCAGAAATCGCGCCGCTGCGCCTGCGGCGTTTGGATCCACACGCAGTCGCGCATGTGCCGGCCGTGCTGCGCGGCGGAGCGCCGGACAAGGACCTACCGATTTACGCGTCGCGGGCGATTCGCGGCGAAGAGGGCGTAACCGTGGAAAAGAGGCAAAAGGACGTCGTCGCGGAGGCGCAGAGGCTCTTCGCAGCCATCAAGGACATGCCGCTCGCCGAGCGCGTCGACGCGTGCAACCGCATTAAAGAGGCGCTCCACGACGTGAGTCCGTTCGCGTCCGAGCCGGTCGACTGCGTCCTGTGGATCGAGTCGGACCTCGTCACGGCGAACGACTACAACCCCAACGCCGTGGCGCCGCCGGAGATGAAGTTGCTCGAGATTTCCATCGACGCCGACGGCTATACGCAGCCCATCGTCGCCGACCTCGACGAGGAGAAGGCCGCGTTCGTCGTCGTCGACGGCTTCCATCGCCATCGCGTCGGCAAGGAGTCGGACGTGGTGCGCAAGCGCGTCCAGGGCTACCTGCCGGTCGTGCAAATTCGCTCGACGCAAAAGGACCGCTCAGACCGCATCGCCTCGACCATTCGCCACAACCGGGCGCGCGGGAAGCACCAGGTCGAGCAGATGTCCAAGATCGTGATCGAGCTCAAGCGCCGCAACTGGAGCGACGAGAAGATCGGCCGCGACCTCGGCATGGACCCCGACGAAGTGCTGCGCTTGGCGCAGATCACCGGCTTGCGCGAGGCCTTCAAGGACCGCAGCTTCTCGCGCGCCTGGGAGACGGACCTTGCCGCGGACGATGAGGAGGTCGACGCGCTCGCCGGTGAGCCGACGGTGGAGGAGGAGGTGATCGATGGGTAACTGGGAGCGGGACCTCATCGGCCCGGGGCGCGCGCCCGAGCGGGGGCGGTACTACGCCGACTACCGCGAGCTCGAGGAGTACGAGGCCGGCATGTGGCGGCGCGCGTCGGGCGAGGCGCACCAGCTCAACCTCATCGCGCTGGCCGTGCGCCTGCTGCGTAACCCCGATCGCTTCCGCAACGCGCTGGCGCGCGTGCTGCGCGAGTGGCCGACGAGCTGCAAGGCGGAGCTCACCCGCCGCGGCAACCACTACGCCTGGTTCGGCGCCGCCGCGTGCTGCATCGCCCACGGTGTGCCCGAGCACCTGACCCGGCGCGCCTGGTGGAAGCTGACCGATGCGCAGCGACTCGCCGCCGATGAGTGCGCGGCCGAGGCCGAGGCGTGCTGGAAGGCGGCTCATGCCTAGCCTGCCGCGCTTCTACGCCGACTACCGTGACCTTGAGGAGTTCCACGCCGGCATGTGGCGCCGCGTCGCCGGTGACTCCGAGCGCGCCCGATGGCTCGCGATGGCCGTAGCGCACTTGCGCGACTCGAATGTCTTCCGCGCTGCCATGCGCCGGGCGCTGGCCGAGTGGCCGACGAGTTGCCTCGTCGCCTTCACGACGCCGTCGCTCAATAAGTCCAACTGGCTGGCGCACGCCGGTGCGGCGCTGGTCGCCCACATCCCCGAGGAATTCATGCGCGCGGGCTACTGGGAGCTGTCGCCCGAGGAGCGCGAGCGCGCCGATCGCGACGCCGCGGAGTGCGCCGCCGAATGGAGGGACCCACGTGCTTAAGCGATACCTAGACGTCGACGTGCTCACCGCCGCTCGCGAGCGCATCGCGCGCGTGTTCGACGAGTTCCCACGCGTGTACCTCAGCTTTTCGGCCGGCAAGGACTCGACGGTGATGCTGCACCTTGTCGCCGACGAGGCGCGCAAGCGCGGGCGCAAGTTCGGCCTGCTGCTCATCGATCTAGAGGCGCAATTCGGCGTGACGATGGAGCACGGCGAGGCGCTCTTCCGCGAGTACGCCGACTGCACGGAGCCCTTCTGGTGCTGCCTGCCCATTCACCTGCGCAATGCGGTCTCGGTCTACGAGCCCTTCTGGACCTGCTGGGACCCCGAGGCGCGCGAGGCGTGGGTGCGCCAGCCGCCGGACTTCGCCATCACCGACGAGAAGTTCTTCCCCTTCTTCTGGCGGTCGATGGAGTTCGAGGAGTTCGTGCCGTTCTTCGGCGAGTGGTATGCGCAGGGCGAGCGGTGCGCGTGCTTCGTCGGCATCCGCACGGACGAGTCACTCAATCGGTTCCGCACGATCGCACTCTCCGACAAAGAGACGTGGCGGGGATGGCGCTGGACGTCGCGCGTCGGCGAGCAGCAGCTCTACAACGTCTACCCGATCTACGACTGGCACGTCGACGACCTCTGGACGTACCACGCCAAGTGGCCCGAGCGGAGGCACAATCGGCTCTACGACCTCATGCATCAGGCCGGATTGACGCCGCACCAGATGCGCATCTGCCAGCCCTACGGCGACGACCAACGGCGCAACTTGTGGCTGTACCACGTCGTCGAGCCGCAGACATGGGCCCGCGTCGTGGCGCGCGTCAACGGCGCCAACGGCGGCGCTCTGTACGTCCAGGAGTGGGGCAACATCAATGGCTACCGGCGCGTGACCAAGCCGCCGGGGCACACGTGGCGCAGCTTCGCCGAGCTCCTCGTCGCCAGCATGCCGCCCAAGTCGCGCGAGCACTACCGAAACAAGGTGCTCTTGTTCGAGAAGTGGTGGACCGAACGCGGGTACCCGAAGGGGATCCCCGACGAGGCCGACTACGACATGGAGGCGCAGCGCAAGGCGCCGTCGTGGCGGCGCGTGTGCAAGTCGCTCCTGCGCAACGACTACTGGGGCAAGGGACTGGGCTTCTCGCAACAGAAGTCCGAGGGTTACGAGGCGTACCTCAAGCTCATGCGCCGCCGCAAGGCGGAATGGAAGGCGGAGCAAGAGGCGCTCGGCTACAAGATCAAGGATGCGGCCGAGGCCGCGGAGGAGACGACGTGACGCAGCTCAGTTTTCCGTTCATGGACGAGACCGACGACCAAGAGGCCGTCGAGTACGAGATCACATTCGCGTGCCCGACGTGCGGTCGGCCGTTGCCTACTGATTGGGATTGCGACGAATGAGGAAGCTGAACGCCAACGGCTGCGTCGACGCCCCGAACATCATCGACGACAAGTCCACGTCCCGCGAGATCCTCGCGGCGCTCTTGCCCGGGCATGAGGCCATGGGCCACAGTCTGGTCACGTTCGACGACGGGCATGGGATCTTCCGCGTCGACTGCTCCTGCGGCGTCGACGAGATCCTGCTCGACCGCGAGGTCGAGGCCGCGACGGGCAGGTCGCCGTCATGGGTGGCCGCGCGCCTGCGGGCGCGCATGCGCGAGCGGAGACCGGCGTGAGGCGCGTGCATGTCGAGTCGCCCTTCGCGCCGCAGACGCCGCTGCCCGAGGGCGGGTGCAAGGGGAGCCCCTACGTCCAAGTCAAAGGGTATGGCGGTTATGCGTGGGATTGTGGGTGCGCGCATTGTACCGCCGCGGACAGGCGAAAATGGGAAGCCACGCGCAACGCCCGCTACCTCGCGGCTTGCCTGCGCGACTGCGTCAGGCGTGGGGAAACGCCGTACGCGTCGCATGGGCTTCTGACGCTGCCGGGGGTGCTGCGCGACGACGTCCCCGAGGAGCGCGAGCTGGGCATTCGCGCCGGCTTCGCCATGCGCGAGGCGATGCATGCGACCGCGTTCTACACGGACCTTGGCTGGTCGCGCGGGATGCGCGCGGGCGAGGAGCACGCCAAGACGCTGTTGCGTCAAGCCGTACTGCCCGATGATCTGGCGTGCCATAAAATCGAGTACCGCACCCTCGGGCCCGACTGGGATAAGTAGATTTTAGTTGACGAACACCCGCATCGCGGGCAAGGTGGGGGACGCGTGTCATCTGAATCGGTAGAAGAGCGGCTGCGGGCTGCGGGCGTTCTCGTGCGCGACGCGCACGCCGAGCGCCGACTCAAGGTCCTGCAGTCGACGAGCGCCAGCGCCATGGACCGCTGGGGCCAGTGCCCGCGGCAGTGGTTCGGCGGCTACGTGGAGGGCGACTGGGCGCCGCAGACCGACGCGCAGGCGCGCGGAACGGCGGTCGACCACGAGGTGCAGAAGCACTACCGCGGCGAGGCGGTGCACCCCGGGTGGCGGGAGGCCGTCGACGGGATCGTCAAGCTCCTGCCGCCGGGCGTGGTCATCCAGCAAAAGATCGTGACGCCCACGTACGAGGGCGGCCCGGTGCTGGTCGGCTACCCGGACTTCCTGTACGAGGCGGCGCCGGGGGACGTGTTCGTCGACGACCTCAAGAGCACGTCCGACTTCCGCTACGCCAAGACGGCCGAGCAGCTCCGCGCGCACATCCAGCCGATCAGCTATTCGGCCTGGCTGTGGACCATCCCCGAGGTCAAGCGCGTGCGCGCCCGCCACGTCACGGCGAAGTTCGACAAGGACGCCAAGCACCCCGTGGGCTACCGCTTCCGGGGCGCGCGGCTGTCGGAGCCGGCGGAGATGGACCGCGACCACGTCATGGCGCAGTGGGCCTCGCTGCACGACGGCGTGCGGGCGATGGTGCAGGCGGCCAAGGAGGCGGCGAGCTTCGAGGACCTGCCGGCGCTGGGAGCGCTGGACGTGGACGAGTTCGGAAAGACCGGGTGCGAGCGGTTCGGCGGGTGCCACTTCCGCGCGCGCTGTGGGTTGGACGTCTTAGGAGGAAGGAAGAAGACCATGAGCGGGATGAGTCTGATCGACAGGTTGAACGCGGCCAAGGCCGCGCAGGCGAACGCGGCGAATGGAACGGCGACGCAGGCGGTCGTGAGTCAGCCGATGGTGACGAAGGAGGGGCAGTCGTACGTCGTCGTACAGCCGATTCCGACGCAGGAGCAGGCTTCGACGGCAGCGGGCTACCAGCCCGCCAACCCCAACCACGCCCACCCGGGCGATGTCCTACCGAAGGACGCGGGCTACAAGAGCGGCCAGCCCTGCAACGGCAACGGCCACTACGCGAGCTCAAACGGGCAGGGCTTCATCCCGGTCGAGCCCGGCCACGCCTGCACGGTCTGCGAGCCCGGCCGCGTCCTGCCGCCCGACGCGCCCCCTCGCACGTCGACGAGCGCCGAATCGGACGCAGCCGAGGAGAAGACCAAGAAGCGCGGCCGGCCGAAGAAAGCGGCGACGGACCCGGCGGAGATGCTGCGCATCTACGGCGAGCTGAACGAAAAGCGCGGATTCTCGCTCAACGAGGTCGAGCGGCTCATGAAGGATGGCGCCATCGAGGACGCCCTCGCCGGCAAGATCACGCCTGGTATGCTGCGCCAGCCTGCGCCGGCCAAGGCCGCGCCGACTCCGGCCCCCGAGCCAGAGCAGGAGAAAGTCCCCATCGTGGCCGGCGTCGCGCTCGAGCCGAATAAGGAGGCCTGGTACAAGAACAGCGGGCCGCCAGCGGCTAGCGGCCAGCTCACCGAGCACCCGGCGCACACGATGGTGCGCGAGCAGCTGGTGAAGGAAGGACGTGAGCCGCTTCCGACGTCGACACCGCCAGCGCAGCCGGTCACCATCGTCAACAACCACTTCACGGCGGCGCCGAACGAACGCGCGCAGGCGCAAGTCGCCGAGAAGGCGCCGGCGATCGAGCAGATCGCGAAGGAGACGGAGAAGGCCATCGGCCACCAGCTCGACCGCGTCCAGGAGCACATCAAGGCCCTGCGCAAGGCGCCCCCGAAGGTGCCCGCGGTCGCGCCGACCATCTATGTCGACTGCCACCCCGTCAAGGGCCCGCATAAGGCCGGCGTGGTCGACGCGGCCGACTGGATCGGGCCCATCGCCGAGCTGGCGGCCCTCGCGCACGTCGACCGCGACAGCGGCAAGCCCGCGCCGCTCGACGATGTCTTCCTCGCGCCCTTCGGTACCGGCCGAGCCGTCCTCGCGGCGGCCCTGCGCGAAACTCTCGATTCTTGTCCCGCCGTCTTGTGCATCAATTCTAGCAGCCCTGCGCAGCAGGTCGCATTGGAGGTTCTCACCCCGCACGCGGCAAGCATCGTCAAAGGGCTATAAGCGCTATGCATCCTAATGCCCGGCCCTTGGAGATCCGTTTCTGGAAGAAGGTTCGTATGACAGCCACTTGTTGGCTGTGGACGGCCAAGAAAACTCTACATGGGTACGGGCAAATTCGAGTGGGACACAAGCTGGTATCTGCTCATCGAGTGGCGTGGGAACTTGCGCAAGGCGTTCCTGTTTCGCCAGACATGTGCGTATTACATACCTGCGATACCCGTCTTTGCGTGAGACCAGATCACCTTTACCTCGGTACGCATAAAGACAACGTAAAAGACCGGCAAGATAGAGGTAGGACGGCAGCTGGTATCAGAAATAGCGGGCATCTTCGACGCGGAGAGAAGCATGCCAATGCCAAATTCACCGACGAGCAAGTGCGTCAAATTCGTGAATCGAAAGTAGGCTCACGTTCACTCGCGGCGCAATTAGGTGTCGCGAGAAACACTATTCGTCACATAAGACAGAGAAAGGCATGGAAACATGTTGAATAATACGCCGGCCGTGCTCGCGGTCGACTCGTCCAGCCCCGCGCAGCAGGTCGCGCTCGACGTCCTGCGCCCGCACGCGGCGGTCGTGGTGCAGGCGAAGGGGCGATGAAGCGCCCGCGCCTGCGCGTGACGGTCGAGGGCGCGCCGGGGCCGCGCGACCGCGCGCTCCGATCGCTGGAGGAGATGGGCTACAGGGTGGTGCGCGTCTGCGCGCTGCCGGGGAAGCGAATCGCGGCCGATCTGCTCGCGCCGCACGGGGAGGTCTGAGCGTGAAGAAGATGCTGTGTCGTGAAACATTCGTGGAGCGCGCCGTGCGCGCCTACGAGAAGAAGTATGGCATTCCCGAGGGCTGGTGGGCCAATCGGAGCGACATCCGCTCGCCGAGCGGCTACCGCATCACGCGCTCGTCGTATCGCCGTTTCGTCGTCTCGAAGGTCGACGCGCGCGGCAGGCGCGTCTTCTTCGGAGCGTTCAGGAGAAAGCGATTGGCGATCGGAAAGATCCGTCAGCTCGAGAAGCTGCTGGCGGCGGTGTCGTCGTGAGCAAGCCCCTCATTATCTACCACAAGGGCTGCCTCGACGGCGCCGCCGCGGCGCTCGCGGCCTGGCTCAAGTTCGGCGACGAGGCCGAGTACCGCCCGGCGAGCTACGGTGACCCGGCGCCGACGGACGACGAGGTGCGCGGGCGCGACGTATACGTGCTCGACTTCTCGTACCCGCGGGCGGAACTGGAGCGGATGGCGGCGGCGTGCGCGTCGCCGGACGGTGGACATCTCGAAGTGATCGACCACCACAAGTCGGCGAAGGCCGACTGCGAGGGACTTGAGTTCTGCACGTTCGACATGGACCACTCGGGCGCGGCGCTGGCGTGGTTCCGATTCCACGGGCGTACGACGTCGCGAAACGAAACAATGCTCCCCGAGCTGTTCGCCTACGTCCAGGACCGCGATCTCTGGCGCTGGGAGCTGCCGCACTCGAAGGAGGTCTCGGCGGCGCTCGCGGCCTCCGGCGCGCTGACGGACTTCCGCGCGCTGATCCCAATTTATAATGATTGTAGATTCAGCCCGATCAGCGAGTCGCTCATGCAGGACGGCGCCGTCATCCTCCGCGCCGAGCGCCTCATGGTCGAGCGCATCGTCGCGACCGCGGAGGAGGTGGAGATCGAATACATCGATCCAATCGTCGAGAATGGTGACGCGTCTTTCGGTCCGGTGAAGTTCGCGAGTGCCCTCGCCGCCTGCTCCTCGGTCCTGCAGAGCGAGGTTGGCGAGGCGCTCGCGCTCGAGTCCGCGCGCCGGGGCTTCGATGCGATTGGGGTCGTCTACTACAAGGACGGCCCGTCGGGCAAGTGGCGCGTGTCGCTGCGCAGCCGGGACGTAGATTCGGAGGAGCTACACCCAGAGAACGTATACATCGGCATGCGTACTGTCGCCGTTCGGACCGCCCCCGACGTCTCCGCCATCGCCAAGGCCTTCGGCGGGGGCGGCCACCACCGCGCGGCCGGGTGCGAGGTCGAGCGGCTGCCGTGGGAGAAATGATGCAGCGCTATGAGCATATGTTCGTCGCATGGAGTCGTAGAAAATCGGTAGGCTCTGGATGGAATCAGCATCTAGCTGACGACGAGTCCATCCCCGATTTTCTCTCACGTATTGATCGCGAATATGGGTCTCGGGGCTGGCACATTGTTGGATGGTCTGACCATGCCGAAGGCGCCATCCTGTCCCGTAAGCTGGGCGAAGTGGGCCTCCGCTAACTCGTGTCCCTCTCCGACCTCCTCCGCGAGAAGACCGGCGTCGCCATCAAGCGCGGCACGCTCGCCGACCGCGCGCTGGCGGCCAAGGGCGTCGGGCGGTCCTCGGAGTGGAAGCGGATCTCGACCCTCCCGCGCCGCGTCCTTGACCCCGCCGCCGTCGACCTCACGCCCATCTGGTTAATCCCCAACGCCGACTGCCCCGGCTGCGACCTCTGCCGCGACCCCGACGGTCACCCGCGCCAGCCGCGCCTGCGCCCCATACAGTCGGCCGTGCTGCTCGAGGCCGAGCGCGTCGGGGGGCTCTATGCCCCGGTCGGCGTCGGGCATGGCAAGGAGCTCGCCTGCCTCCTCCTGCCCGACGCGCTCCAGGCCCGGCGCGCCGTCATCCTGACCGAGGCCAGACTCAAGTCGCAGATGCTCGACGTGGACCTCCCCCGCTACGGCCGTCACTTTCGCCTGCCGCTCGACCGGATCGTCGGCGTCGTCTCCTACTCCGAGCTCTCCTCGACCTCGAAGGGCGACGTGCTCGAGCGCCTCGACCCCGACGCTTTCATCTGCAACGAGGCGCACACGCTCGAGAACGACTCGGTGCGCTCCGAGCGCTTCTGGCGCGAGGCCGACGCGCGCCCCGACGCGCCGGTCTGCTTCTTATCGGGCACGCTCGGCTCCAAGGGCGTCAAGCGCTCGCGCCGGCTCCCCGCGCGGTCGCTCCGCGCGCTCTCCCACGTCCCGCGCAGCTTCCACGAGGCCGACGATTGGGGCCGGGCCGTGGACCCCAACCCCGAGGCCGGCGCCGACCCGATAGAGCCCGGCGCACTGCTCGACCTCTGCGGCCCGGCGGACCTGGAAGGCGAAATAAGCAAGCTATCGCACGAAGAACAACAGCTCTTCGTCTCGGACCACTCTTCGGCTTTGACCGTGCGCCGCCTCGTCGCCTGGCGCATCTTCCGCCGCCGCGCGACCGAGACTCCGGGTGTCGTGGCCACGTCCGGCGCATCGGTCGACTGCCGGCTGATGCTGCGCGGCCGGACTATGCCCGAGTCGGCCCCAGTCGCCGCAGCGCTCGCCGAACTGCGCAAGCTGTGGTCCGTCGGCGGTCAGGACCTGGTCGACGCCAAGGAGGTGGCGCGCTTCGCCAAGCAGCTCTACCTCGGCTTCTACTACCGCTGGGTGTGGCCGAACGGCAAGGACCAGGAGTGGCTCGACGCCCGCGCGGCCTGGCGCGGATTCCAGCGCGATTGGCTCTCGCGCCGCTCGCGCTCGGGCTGCGACTCGCCGGAGCTGCTCCGCCGGGCGGTCGAGCGCGGCGAGGTGCAGTCGGCCGAATACGCCGCGTGGCTCGCCGTCGCCGACCGTTACCGGCCCGAGCCGCCCAAGGAGACGGTCTGGCTCGACCGCGAGCTGGTCTGGCGCGACGTCGAGCGCGCGGTCGGCGAGGGCGCGGGGCCGCTGGTCGTCTGGTACGACCACCGCGCTGTCGGCGAGAAGCTGGCCTCGCGCGGGCTGCCGGTCTTCCGCGCCGGCTCGGAGGGCGACCAGATCGTCGAGTTCCGCGGGCCGGCCTGCGCCGCCAGCATCGCTGCGCATGGCACGGGCAAGAACCTGCAGCACTTCCGCCGGGGCCTGGTCCTGACCCCGCCGTCATCCAACGGCCGCTGGGAGCAGCTCCTCGGGCGCTGGCACCGCGCCGGCCAGCGCGCCGAGGAGGTCGAGTGCGCCGTGCACGTCGGCGACCGCGCGCTGCGCAATGCGCTCTGCGCCGCCTGGCGCGAGGCGTGGCGCGACACGGAGACCAAGGAGCCCCAGCGCCTCTACTACGCCGACAAGGTCGGCCTAGATTTCGTCGAGGAAGACGAGCGGTGCGGCGGATAGAAAGATTTTAGTTGACGAACGCGACAGAGGAGTCTAGGTTGACTTCTCGACGGAGGTAAACAGGGATGGAACGGAAAACGATCTCGCAGGCACTTCGGCGCATCGCGAAGCTCAAGGGCGAGTACAAGGAGACTCTGGACCGCGCCGCAGCGTCGGTGACGTATCAGGAGTCGGATCCTCCGGCGTTCGCGTTCAACGCGATGCTGGAGCGCGCCAACGCGATTCGCGTCGAGCTGATTGGGCTCGAATCGCAGCTGCGCGTCACCAATGCGCGAACAGTGATCAAGGTGGGCGAGCGCGAAATGCCGCTGGCGCAGGCCACGGCGGAGCTGCAGGAGCACAAGGCGCGCATCGTGTGGCTGAAGAGCTTGACGGTGCAGAATAGCAAGAAGCTCAACAAGCTCACACGCGTGGTGATGAACGGGCAGTACGCCGACATTCCGGTGCTCACCGTGTGCGACTGCCCGGAGATGATGCGGACGGAGATGATCTGCACCGAGCAAGAGGCATTCGACGCGCTCAACGATGCCGTCGAGACGATCAATCACAAGACGCTCTTGGTCTAGATCAGGAAGTCGTGGACGCGAGGGACGAGGATAGGGCGACGGAATCGGCAAACTCCATCGTTTGGTCGCGCGTCGGTCAGTATGACGATGTCGCGCACGACGGTGCGTATGCGAGGCATACATTGACGCCCTCACAAGGCAAAAACCATCGGCACCCGAGCGGTCAGCGTTTAGCTGAAACAGCGCTCAGCGGTCAGTGGTGAGAAATGAGCCGCAAGTGATTAGCAAGCCGATTGAAGTTCTACCCTCGTCCCTCGCGTTCACGACTGAGTAGATTTCTGTTGACGAACGTTCGCCAGTAGGCGAGCATGATCTTCACATTTCACCTTCAAACAGGAGAATTCAAGCATGGGAATCTTCGACAAACGCCCCGCCACCGCCCCGGAGACTGCGCCGCCCCAGGCCGCGGCGCAGGCCCCCGCCGATGACGGCTACGACGACTTCGCCAACATGAGTGATGCGGCGCAGAAGGCCGGGGGCGCGCGCTACCCGCAGCTCTTCACCGACGGACAGTGCTCCCAAATCCTCGTGGTCGACCGCATCAAGTACTTCAGGACGCGCATCGGCAAGATTGGTACGTACCTCGTGGAAGTGCGCGTGGTCGCGACCAACAACCCCAAGGTCCAGGTCGGCACCCCGCGCACGATCATGGAGCGCGCCGACAAGGAAGGCTACGACAGCCGCATCGCCAAGTTCATCATGGCCGCCTGCGGATGTGGGCCCCACGACGTTGACACGCCCGGCACGGTCAAGACGTATTCTTCCGAACAGCCTTTCACCGGTCTCATGTTTGCGTCCGATGGCGTTCCGGCGGTGGACAAGCTCGGCAAGCCCAAGCTCGACGGGCGCACGGGCCAGCAGTTCATCAACGTGAACCTGCGAGCGCTCAACGCCACGGAGTTCGCCCAGGCCGCCGAGGTCTGGCGCCAGGTTGAACCGAGCTGGCAGGTCAACCCGCTTCAGCCGGGCGCGTAGACCGTTAGGGACGCGGGGCGGCCTGTAGAGCCGCAGCTTCGGCCGACGTGGTTCGACTCCACGAGCGCCCACTGCTGGAGGTATCGGGGATGTCTCGCACGATTCAGACCACGATCAACGTGGGCGATGGTGTATGCGATCTATGCAAGCAAGGCGAACTCGTCGCAGGTTGGATGATTCCGACCACATCGCAGCGGGCTCGCCTCTGCCGTACCTGTCTGCGCTGCGTCGGCGCGGCCTTGCGCGCGGTCAAGCGCGAGCTGGAGCGGAAGTGATCGACGTCCGCATCAAGCTTCTCCGCCCGACGGCTCGGCTGCCCGAGCGCATGACCGAGGGCGCGGCCGGGCTGGACTGCTGCTCGGCGGCGGAGACACAGATCCGCGTCTACCCGGACTGCCGCGCGGTCGTGCCGCTCGGGTTCGCGATGGAGGTCCCCTCGGGCTGGGTGGCGCATATCGTGCCGCGCTCGGGCCTGGCGTTCGACGACGGCGTGGTCGAGTTCTGGGGCACGATCGACAGCGACTTCCGCGGCGAGGTCAAGGCGCTACTCTTCAATCATGGCGACCGCGCCTACGACGTCCAGCCCGGCGAGCGCTGCTGCCAGATGCTCTTCGCCCGCGTGCCCGGGGTACGCCTGACGGTCGTCGACGAGCTGTCGCCCTCGGCGCGCGGCGCCAAGGGGACGGGGAGCACGGGGAAGCGAGCGCGCGTGGCGCAGCGCCAATGCCGGGCGCAGTGGCACAAGGACTATGACGCCGGCAAGCGGACGCTACTCGGTCCGTTCTGTGGTATCTGCGGAACGGTGGATGGATGAGCAAGTCGACCTGCTACTGCGGCCTCCCACGCGTCCCCGGCGAGCGCTGCCTTCACGGCGGCCCGCCCGAGGCCGAGCCTAAGCATCTGCGCCGGGCGCGGTCGCTCGTCCGCCAGCGCGAGCGCAGGTCCAACTCGTCGCGCAACCACGAGTTCATCGAGAAGAGCGAGATTCGCGCGGCGTGGTCGCCGCCGGTCGGGGCGTTCCCCAAGTTCGGCAGGAGGTAGCGATGTCGTCCGCGGATTGGGTTCTGTTCGGCACGCTGTGCCTGCTCGCTGTCGGCGCGGCGGGGCTCGGGGCGTTCATGACGTGGCTGTGGTTCGAGCCGGTGCGCTACGACGTGCAGCGGCTCCAGCGTCGCGCGCTGGCGGCCGAGGAGGCGCTGGCGGCCTGCCGCGCGCTCGAGCGCCGCTACGTCGTCGACGAGGAGCACGCGATCCGATGAATCGGCCCACATGGATCAAGTGCGTTCAGCATACGCATGAAGACAAGAAGCATGAGACGTGGTGCAAACGTGTAGTTCAACCGCTGGAATTCACTTTCCAGAATATCGATCATGCCGCATACGCCGCCCTAAAAGGAGATCGCCTCGTGGCGTGTAACGATTGCTTGGATGCGATCGTGAGTGCGCTTCGCGTTGGGTGCTAGTCGTGTCGGAGGAGCATTCGATGAAGCTGTGTAAGAAGTGCCAGATGACCAAGAACGAGAGGGCCAAGCGCAAGAGCGGCGCCGGCTACAACCTCGAAATGGCCGAGCGACCGTTCTGCAAGGAGTGCGCGGCGGCGATCAAGGCGCGCAAGAAGAGGGCGACGTGATCGTCGGCTTCACTGGCACCCGCGACGGTATGTCGCGCGAGCAGGGCGCGCGCGTCGCCCAGATCGTCCACGAGCAGCGTCCGACCGAGCTACATCACGGCCGCTGCGTCGGAGCCGACGAGGAGCACGCGATTCGATGAAGCGCAAATTCCATTTCTTATGGGCCGGGTCGACGCGCGTAGCGATGTGCGGGCGCGTGCTCCAAGACCCCTGCACAGTCCTGACGGGCATCTACAGTAACGTTTGCAAGACGTGTGCAGACGCGGCTCGATCGCGCGGTAAGGATCCTCGTAAGTTCCAGCCCATTGAAGATCGTACATGAAGCTGGTTGCGTTCGACACGGAGACCCACCTCATCCGCGCCGGGTGCCTCGCGCCGCGCATGGTCTGTCTGTCGTTCGCCATCCCGCACCTGACCGGCGCCGCCACCGGTGTCGTGCTCCGCGATCGCGGGCTGGAGCTGATCCGGCAGTGGTTGCTCGACCCGGAGGTCGCCCTCGTCGGCCACAACCTCCCTTACGACCTTGGCGTGGTCTGCGCCGAGGACCCCGACCTCGTGCCGCTCGTGTTCGACGCCTACGCCGCCGGGCGCGTGCGCTGTACCTCCACGAAGCAGAAGCTCCTTGACATCGCGCTCGGCATGCGCAAGTGGCGCCGGTACCGCGGCAAGGTCGCGCGCGCGACGTACGGCCTCGGCGACTTGGTCGAGCTCTACTTCGACGAGCACCTCGAGAAGGTCGACACCTGGCGACTGCGCTACTCCGAGCTCGACGGCGTGCCGGTCGAGCAGTGGCCGCAGGAGGCCGTCGACTACGCCGTCTCCGACGCGGTCGAAGCGCTGCGCGTGCACGACGCGCAGGAGGAGGCGATCCGGGAGTACTTCGGCGAGCTGCCCAACCAGGCCGAGCAGCAGCGCGCCGCCTGGGTCCTGCACCTCATGTCGATGTGGGGCATCCGCGCCGAGCGCGAGCGCGTCGAGGCCTTCGAGCGCCACTGCCGCGCCGAGATCGAGAAGATGGAGGACGCGCTCGACGACACCGGCATCTTCAAGGTCGACAAGAAGACCGGCGGCCTCAAGCGCAACCCCAACGGCACGCCTCAGCGGGTCATGAAGGAGATCATGGCCCGCGTCGTCGCCTCGCTCGAGGCGCAGGGCGCGCAGGTGCCGATGACGCCGCCGTCGGGCAAGTTCCCCAACGGGCAGGTCAAGACCGACGCTGACACGCTGCTGCTCACCGACGACCCGGCCCTGCATGTCCTGGCCGAGTCGATGTCCTTCGCCAAGCACCTCGGCCAGTGGGGGCCCGTGCTGCGCGCCGCCGTCGACCGGCCCGTGTGCTGCCGCTACGTCGAGCTGGTCGAGACCGGCCGCACGGCCTCGTCGGGCTCCGAGGGGCAGGAGGGCACCAACATCCAGAATCCGCCGCGCAAGGGCGATGTGCGCCCGGCGGTGGTGCCGCGCGACGGCTACCTTTTCTGCTCGACCGACGCCGATGCCATCGAGCTGGTGGCGCACGCCGAAAATTGCCTCGACCTCCTCGGCTGGTCCAAGACGGCCGACACGATCGTCCACTGGAAGCAGTCGGGCGGGCCCGACCCACATGAGGCGCTGGCGGCGAGCATCGTCGGCACCGTTACGCCCGAGGCGCTCCAGGCCGCCGTGCGCGCCGGCGACAAGGACATGGAGGACGCGCGCCAGTTCGCCAAGATCCCGCAGTACGGCTTTCTCGGCGGCTTGGGCCCGCGCGTGTTCGTCGCCTACGCCGCCGCCCAGCTCGACCGCGCGCAGTTCCTCAAGTGGTTCGACGTCGACCGCAGGAAGGCCGAGGCGAAGGCCAAGGCGATCCGAGAGGCGTGGTTCGAGTACGCGCCGGAGAACCGGCCCTACTTCAAGCGCATCGAGGACATGATGGGCGGCGAGCGGCTGGCCACGGTGCGCCAGCTCATGTCCGGCCGCATCCGCGGCGGCGCGCGCTTCACCGCCATCGCCAACGGGTTCTTCCAAGGGCGCGTCGCCGACGCGATGAAGGAGATCCTCTTCCGCCTCGGGGACGAGTGCTACACGGGCCGTTGCACGAGCGCGCACCGCCACGGCGGTTCGAGCGATTGCACGCACGCGGGCCGGTCGATCTTGGTCGGCTCGCGGCCGGTCATGTTCCTCCATGACGAGCCCATTCTCGAGCACCCCGAGAACGGGACCGAGGGCGATCGCGGCTGGCGCCAGCAGGCCGTCGTGCTCGAGGGCCTGGCCAAGTGGTTCCCGCGCGTGCCGTCGGGCTCGACGTTCGTGCTCATGCGGCGGTGGCACAAGGGCGCCAAGCCGATCAAGGACGCCCCGCACTTGCCGGTCATGCCGGTCAAGGACGCGGAGGGCAAAACGCGCTGGGTGCACGACCCCGGGCGCGGGGAAGCGAGGAGGATCGCATGCTAGTTTTCTTCGAGCTACTCGATTACGACGAGGCGTCGTTACCGTTCTTCACGGACCAATCGGTCTACGGCGTCGAGGCGCGCGCCGTCTCGTTTGATCCTGATGCCGGGCCTTACGTGGGCTTCCTCGATAGACCGCCGATACGAACGCCGGATGGTGGTGTATTGGCCCTCGTCGCCGTCACGGTGCCCTTATACCAAGATGTGAACGGGGATGGCCTAGTGTCCATGCGGATTCCGCGATGAGCACCCTCCTCAGCGTCGACCCCGGCCTGCGCGGCTGCGGCTGCGCCCTATGGCGCGATGGCCAACTTGTCCGCGCTGCATATAGGCTAGGTAATAGCGATCAAAACGCCTCTTTTGCCGACGTCGTCGAATCTATGGCCTATTCTGTTTATCTATTCGCGTGGGATTATCGTCCTAACGATGAAGACGGAAATCCGCATGCTGTCGTCATCGAGCGCCAGCGCGTCTATGGTGGGCGCGCCAAGCGCGGCGACGCCTCCGACCTCATCGACGTGGCGGTGGTCGTCGGCACCGTCGTCGGGCGCTTGGGCGCGCCGTCGCGCATCGTTCTGCCACAGGAGTGGGGCTGCGCGGAGAAGTCGGTCAACATGGAGCGCGCCAAGCGCGACCTGTCGCCGGCGGAACTGACGCGCGTCGAGCTGCCGGGCTCGCGCGGGCGGGTCAACAAGAAGCTGGCGGAGAACGTCTGGGATGCGGTGGCGATCGGCCTGTGGGCGCTGCGGCAGGCGAGGGAGCGCTAGGCCCGCCTCCGCTTCCTCTTGGGCGCGATCGCCGGCGCCGGCGCCGGCGGCGCCCAGCTCCTCACCGACACGTCCCCGCCCCGCGACTTCGCCCACGCCTCGATGCGGAACATGAGCGCCCGGCCGGGCAGGACCGCGCCCGAGGCGAGCTGGTTGACGTAGCCGCGCGCCAGGCAGAGGGCCTCGGCCGCATCCTGGTAGGTGATCTTGTCGGCGGTCTGCACGGGCTCGCCGCGCTTGCCGAGGCGTTCCCCGTCGAGGAAGCGCCCGAATGCCGTGTTGTCCTGCTTCGTCCGAGGTCGACCCATTTCCGAGCAACATCGCGCGCTCGGGGGCGTTTGTCAACAGGAATCTACTCTACTGCTCAGCCGGCGCGGCGACCGCGGGCGCCCGCTTGGGCTCGAGCGCCGCGGGCCAGTGCGCGTGGTTGACGAGGCAGTTGGCCAGGTGCGAGAGCAGGAAGAGCAGGACGTAGAAGACGTACTTGCCGGCCTTCTCGATGGCGCTCTTGGTGGTGGCGCGCGGCACCTGGAGCTCGACGCCGGCGGGGAGCTTGAACTTGTCGGTGCTCTCGGGCGTGTCGCGGCGCGGCTTTTTGGCGGGCACGCCGAGCAGGACGACGAGCGCGCCCTCGATCTTGTCGAGGCGTTGGTTGATCTGGCGCGAGAAGGTGTTGAGGCCGATGGCGAGGTCGGCGACGGACCTAGCGGTGAGCTTCTGGCGGTCGGCCAGCGTCGACAGACGCTGAAGAATTTTCTCGTCTGTCGTCGACTCGTCCGCCATCGGCGCGCTCCTGTTGCGCGGTTTTGAACTCGTGCACCGCGCGGACCATCATAGCAAATTCCTCGTTCGTATCGGCCATATCCGCCTCATCCTCCGGCGCGTTGGGTTCGCGCTCGACCTGCGACAATTTGCCGCGCGCTATCACGCTAGTATTCCGCGGCCGCTTGGATGTGCATGCGATCGCTGCGATTCTTGAAGTCCGCGCCGCAGACCAGGCCCAGCCGGCGCGCGTCGTCGAGCCACGCCTCGGGCAGGTCGTTGAGCGGGCCGACCGCGCGGCGCGGATCGCCGAGCGGGCAGGGCGAGATCAGGCGGTTGGTGTCCTCGTTGGCGTCGATCGCGATGCCCCACGAGTGCGTCGAGTAGAGCTGCGAGCCCGGGTCGGCGCCGCGTTGCAGCCGCGGGTTGAAGCACGCCAGCTTGACCAGGCGGTACGGGTCGCCGGCGCGCACGCGCGCGGCCCACGCGTCGAGCAGGCGCCCGAGCAGCGGCGCGAACAGGCGGTGGCAGTAGATCTCCTGCCTCGCGTTGGGGATGAAGCCGTGCGCGAGCGAGGTCATCGAGCGCGACTCCCAGGCGCGGTCGACATCGTACTCGGTCCCGGTCCAGCGCACCTTGGGGTCGCCGTAAACCTCGACGATCTGCGCGAGCCCGTACGGCACCGCCGCCGGGATGGCGTCGGCGACGCCCATTACGGAGCGGGCTCCTCGATCTTCTTGAGCTCCGCCTCGCCCTCGGCCGCCGCGGCGTCGTCGTCCGCCTTGGACGAGGCGAGTGCGGCGCGGGCGGCCTGGAGGTTGGCCAGAACAGCGTCGTGCACCGCCGATCGGTTGGCGACCTCGTCCTGGATGATCTTGATGAGCCCCTCGATGGCGGCAACAATGAGAGCCTCGGTGGCCGGGTCCATTTAGAGCGCTCCCGAGATGGAGGTGAGGGCGTCGGCGATCTGCGCCGTCACGGCGCCGACCGAGGCGATGAGGGCCTTGACGTCGTGCTTCTCGCCTGCGTCGATGGCGTTGGCGAGCTTGCACTGCGTCTCGGCCGTGGCGCCGGCGGCGGCGAGCGTCGCGCGCAGCTTGTCGTGCGTCGCCTTGGCGGCCTCAAGCCCGGCCGCGGCTGACTTCGGGTCGGTGCTCGCCAGCGTCTCGGCCGCGTGGATCTTGGCCCGATACCACGCCGCCCCCGACTCATACGCGCCCGAGAGCGCGCGCTGCTCGGTCGCGCACGCCTGGCGCAGCCCGTCGGTGCCCGGGGCGCAGCCCGCCAGGAGCGCCGCTGAGAGCAGGAGCGCGCCGACGAGCGCCACCACGAGCAGGACGCCCTGGACGACGAAGCCGCCGTCCTTGGTGCGGGCGTTGGGCTCCTCGGTCTTGTCGGGTCGCACGGTCCAAGTGACGAAGGGGATGGAGACGGTCAGGCCCATCCACGTCTTGCCGTTGAGCGTCGCCGCCAGCGACGGCAGGTCGACGAAGAGAAAGTGTCCGGCGCGGACGTACCACGGCGCGGTGGCGGGCGGCTTGGGCCAGCCGCGGGCGACGACGGTCGCCCCGAAGATCCAGACCCCCGCGATGGTCATGATCAGCGTCCAGTGGAGGGCCGCGTAGGCGTGCAACTGGTCGAGCATGTGCTTCACCCCTATATAGACGCGAGGATAGCGCTTTTGCGCGCTGCGGGTCAAATCGACCCTCGAATAAAAAGATTTTTGTTGACTAACTCGGGCCGCGCGCGTAACGTGGAGTTCATGAGCGCGACGGAGGGCGACATGAGCGAGACGACGGCGGCGACTTGGCTCTACGACTTCCACACGGGGAAGCCCTACCGGATGGCCACGGTGCAGGAGGAGGAATACTGGGACTTCCTGCGCGGTCGCGGATCGTCCTACATGATAGTCGAGGACGGCACGCAGGACGGGTTCGCGGTGACGCTCGGGCAGGCGCCGGGCGCCGACGAGGCGGACTAGCCGTGTCGTTCGAGACTCAAGTCATGGGCGCAACGCCCGATGTAACGGGCATGTGGGCCGACAAGACGCGGGTGATCGAGGCCAAGCGCGCGCCGATGGGCGGCGGTCTGCCGGCGCTGGAGCCCGAGCGCGACGATTTCATCGAGCCGCTCCTGCCGCTCGTGCCCGAGTGCGAAAGCCGTGTCTCGTGGTGGTGCGGGCCGCGCGGCGACCGCCGCGGTGGGGAATATCTGCGCAAATCGTACGTGGTGGGATAACGGGGAGACGAAAATGAAAATGATCGAGGCATTCAAGGCCACGCGCGCGAACGGGAGCGACTTCTACTCCGACTCGTTCACCCATAAGGTCGGAGCCGTGCTCACCGAGCCCAAGGCTTGCGAGGCGGGAGCCGGCTGCTGCAAGCCAGGCCTGCACGTCTCGCCGACGGCACGTCAAGCTGCGCGCTGCTCGCGTAGCATCCATGGTTCGTCCGGCGACTCGCGTCCATGGCGATTCTGGCGGGTGAGTGTGCAGGAGTCGGATGTGCTCGATCGCGAGACCGACAAGTGGCGCGTGCGCTCGTACCGTGTCGAAGCGGAGTTGACTTTCGCCGACGTCTTCGGCAAGGAGCTGACCTTCGCGGTGACCGAGATGCGTGCCACGATCGAGTCGTTCAAGGCCATCCCATGGCTGAAGCCGCAGCGGCAGATGGACGATGCGGAATGGATGGCTACGTTGCAGCCTCTGCTCACGGCATGGCATGCGGCGATCACGCCGTGGCATGCCAAGCGGGGTATCACGCGCGAGCTGCCGCGGGTCGCGCGCATCATCCGCGATCGAAAGTCCGCCGCCGCCGCCGCCGACGCCGCCGACGCCGACGCCACTGCCGCCGCCGCCGCCGACGCCGCCGACGCCGACGCCGACGCCGCCGCCGACGCCGCCGCCGCCGACGCCGACGCCGCCGCCGCCGCCGACGCCGCCGCCGCCGACGCCGCCGCCGCCGCCGACGCCGCCGACGCCGCCTTCTATCGCCTATGGCCGCACTACGTCCGGTGGTATGTGCGGCCGAGCTGGGCGCTGCGGCGCGCGGCGCGCTGGCAGCTGTTCATGGGGGCCGATCCGAACCCGTGGATGCCCATCGTCGAGATGTACAAGCTCGGCGTGGCGCCCATCGGCTACAACCGGAACGGCGAGTTCTGCATCTACGTTCCCGAGGTTTGGTGATGACTAGCATTGATGCAAAGACGAACGCCACCGCGCGCGTGCTGCTATCCATCCTGCGACGCGAGCTGCCGCGCGACAACCCGCTGGAGTACACGGCGCGGAAGCTGCGCGCGACAGCTTATCGACTCGTGCATTCAACAGCGACGGACGCAGCACAGACGTACGAGGCGGAGCTGTACGCGCTCGCGCTGGAGCTGGCGGAGCAGGTTCGCAAGGCGGGAGGGTGACCATGCAACGTTGGGAGTACCAGGAGTTAATGTGCGACCGCACGGCGAAATCATTCTCGCAATGGATCAACGATCGGGGCGATCTCGGGTGGGAACTGGTGCACATCGAGAACAAGGGCTTTATCGCCCACTGCGTGTTCAAGCGCGCCAAGGCGGGAGGGTGACCATGAAACAAGAGCGAGCGACGCACGAGTATGTCCCGGCGGCCATGCGCCCCTTCACGTACCAGATCGCCCCCGGGGCCTCGCGCGTGCGCTTCACGGCCGCCGGCGAGGGCGCGAGGCACTGGGTGGTGGTGCTGGGGGTCATCGTCGGCGTGCTGGTCGAGGGCCGGGCGAGCTGCTACCTGCGCGGCCCGTCGGGCGCGGGCAAGCTCTACGACTCGGTCGAGGCGGTCGACGCCGCGGTCGCGCGGGCGGTGCGGAGGTGACGGCGGCGGAGCTCCTCGCGCAGGCCCGCGCCGAGCGCGACGCCGCCAACACGCAGCGCGAGAGGGAGTGGCACCGCGCCAACGAGGCCGAGAGAGCCCGAGACGTTGCGCTCGCCGAACGCGACCAGGCGCGGGCGGAGCGCGACGAGCAGCACGCACGCGCGGAATACCTGCTCTTAGATCGCGATTTAACCGAAGAGCGGCGAAAACTGGTGCGCGAAGAACGCGACGCTGCAGTCAAGCGCGCGGAGGCGGCGGAAGGACAACGAGACGAGACGTGTCGCGATCTGCGCGATGTGATGGCCGAGCTTGCGGCTGCGCGAGAGGAGAACGCGCAGCTGAAAGATGCGATCTCGCTCTCCGGTCCAGCACGGGAACGTCTGCACCTGCAAACCCGCCTCGCTCGCGCGGTCGCGGCGCTGCGAGACATATTCGAATTAGTCTGTACTCGGCACACTATCGGCATCATGGAAATTGACAGGCGAATCAAAGAGGCCGACGCCATCTTGACCGACCCATCCGCGACCGCAGCCGTCGAGGAGATGCGCGAATTAGAAGCGGTGTATCAGGCGGCGAAGGACGTGCCCGAAGCCCTGACTAACATCCTGTAGGCGTTTGGGCTCGACGTCGAAGATTACAAGGTGCACGCGCACAATCGCGAATTCATCGACGCCAAGAGCGCCGGCAAGGCTGCGGTGGAGGCCATCGCACGCACGCAGGCCGAGTTAGCGAAGGCGCTCCATGAGCGTGCAGTCATGCGCCAGCGTCTAGAGAAGACACAGACCGACGCAGGGGATCATCTTGTCAGGCTGAAAGATCTTTCGGAGTCGTTCGATCGCGCTGACGGATCTCTGGCGCATGAATTCGAGATCGATAACGCGCTAGAACGCGCGCGAGAGCACTTGAAGAAATCGAGTAATGCGGTGCTTTGTCGCTCGTGCGGACAGTCAAAGCAGAACCACATTGATCGCATTGGCGCAGCTCGCGATTGCGCCTATGAAGGCGCCGCGCTCGACGAGAAGGGAGGCGCCTAGCATGTACGCCGTCTTCCTGCACTTCTCCGAGCGCACGCTCGAGGAGAACGTCTCCGACCGCGTGCGCAGGGCCCCGGATGCCTGGACGCACACGCTTGCCGACGCGGTTGAGGTCGCGCGCGCCACCCCAGGCATCGAGGGCGCCACGATCTGGGAGCGCGACGTGCTGGTGGCGATCTGGACCCGCGGCGAGACCGACCGCGGCGTCGCCCACTACCTGCACGGCCGCGCCCCGAGTTAAAAGATTTTTGTTGACAAACGGGCCGGACGGGGGCAAGCTGAGGATCATGAAGCGAGAGCACAACGCCCCCGTCGAGGCCATCGAGGACCACCGCGCCACCCGCCGGATCGTGGTCGATCTGACCGAGACCGACGCCGAGAAGCTTCTCCGCGGGCTGGAGCACATCGACCGCGGACGCGACGTGCTGGAGTCGCTCGAGCGCGAGATGCAATGGCGCCTGGACGCGCGGCGGGCCGCCTGCTCGCTGGACGAGATTAAGGGAGGAGGCTGACCGTGGACATGACATGCGGCATCGTCGGGGACTTTATCGGCTTATCAGACGAGCAGGTAGAAGAGATAAACTCTCTATACGAAAGGACGAAAGATTACAGCACGTGCCGTAGACGGGCGGACGAGATGCGCGGTGGTGGTCCGCATGTCTGCGGCCGGGCGGGAGTGGTAGCTCACCTTATGCCGTCCACCAATATTCACAAGATCCGCGAGTTCATGGAACGGACGGGAAGCCCGTTCCTCGCTGATGTCGGCGTCTGCCAAGATTGCTACGATTCGTTGCCGCATCCACCGCGCCAAAAAAGATGGCTATATCCGAAGATTGGTTCCGACGAGGCCCAAACCATCGTGCGCCGCAAGGGGGATTATTTGCCATGACGGCGAATCTCATACAGATCGTGGCGGAGCAGGAGCGCATCGACGCGCGGTGGGAGGAGCACATGCGGCCCAAGGGACCGACGACGCAGGAGCTCAAGGTGATCTTGGAGAACGACCGCCTGCGCCGCGACGACGAGACGCTGACGCGCGTGCGCCGCGCCGGGCGCCAGGAGGCGCTGTGGGACGTGGTCTCGCTGCTCAACCGCGCCGTGACCGAGTGCCGCGCCAAGGGTCAGCCCACGGCGCAGCTCGAGGAGGTCCGCGCAGCGGTCAGGAAGATGGCGGGCGGATGATGAAGAAGGAAGATTGCAAAGTTGGTATGGTCGTTTCGCTGCTCAGTGGCGGGCCATCGATGACAATCAATTGTGTCCTCACATATGACGCAGTGAAGCACCTGCCCGAGCGCGAAACCTATTGCATTCAATGTACGTGGTTCACGCGCGAGGCCGAAAAACGTTGCGAGTGGTTCAATCCCGCAACACTAGCCGCGCAAGTCCCCCATCCCTTCCGCTAGCCCCTCCGCGTCGCCTCTCTGAAGTAATCCACCGTCCTCGCCAAGCCCACCGCCAGCGGCGTCGTCGGCCGCCACCCCAGCAACCGCCCCGCGCGACCGATGTCCGGCCGCCGGCGCTTGGGATCGTCGGCGGGGAGGGGCAGGTAGTCGACCGCGAGGTCCGCCCCGATCGCCGTCGCCACGGCCTCCGCCAGCTCCAGCATGGTCACCTCGGCCGGATTGCCGACGTTGACCGGGCCGATCGGGTGCGGCATCTGCATCAGGCGCACGAGCGCGTCGACCGTGTCGGCGACGTAGCAGAGCGAGCGCGTCTGCGACCCGTCGCCGTAGACCGTCAGCGGCTGGCCGGCGAGCGCCTGGCACACGAAGTTGCTCACGACGCGGCCGTCGTCCGGGGCCATGCGCGGGCCGTAGGTGTTGAAGATGCGTGCCACCTGTACCTGCACGCCGCGCTGCTCGTAGCACCACGATAGCGCCTCGGCGGCGCGCTTGCCCTCGTCGTACATGGATCGAGATCCCCGAGGATTCACGTTGCCCCAGTACTCCTCGCGCTGCGGGTGCTGGCTCGCCGGCGGGTCGCCGTAGATCTCCGAGGTCGAAGTCATGAGAAAGCGCGCCCGCGAGCGCTCGGCCGCGTCGAGCGCGGCGCGCGTGCCGAGGAAGCAGGTCTCGATCGTCTTCTGCGGGTCGCGCTGGTACGCCGGCGGGCTGGCCGGGCAGGCCAGGTGGTAGACCTCGTCGGGCTCGAACGAGGCCATGAGCCGGGCCGCGTTGGGCGAGCGCACGTCGAGCTCCAGGACCTTGATCGCGCCGACGGGCAGGTGCTCCAGATTGGCGTGCCGCCCGGTCGAGAAGTCGTCCACGACCGCGACGTCGCGCCCGTCGGCGAGCAGCCGATCGACGAGGTGCGAGCCCAGGAACCCGGCGCCGCCGGTGAGGAGGGCGAGTCGGCGAGCCTTCACTGGCACCCCGCGTCGGAGCGCAGGCACAGCGGCAGGCAGTCGTGGCCGGGGAAGCGCGCCGAGCAGTAGTAGCCGAGCGGGCAGGCGAAGTTGACCCCGCACGGCTCGCCGCAGTGGCCGTCGTCGGCGCACAGGAGCCCCTCGGGGCAGCCGCCCCCGTCCGCGCACAGCGACGGCGGGCGCACCGCCAGCGGCGCGACTCGGCCGTCGGGCGCCGGCGCGCAGCCGAGCAGCGCGGCGCAGGCCACGAGAATGAGAATGACCGACGAGAGCGTGAGGCACGTGTACATGATGACGGTTCGCATGGAGACGAGACTAGCGGCAGGGCGCGCGCGGGTAAAGTAGAATTTGGTTGACGAACACGATAGGCAACATTAGGTTTGCGCGAAGAAAGGCGGGATGATGAAGAAAATTCCTAAGCGGATCATTAGTCGTGAACGCGAATTAGAAATCGCTGAAGCCGCATGCGTAGACTATCGCAGTGTTCGTCGATGGATAGCTGGAGAGCCAATTAGAGGATTGGCGGACAAACGAATTAGAGAAGCGATAGCAAAGCTGGTCGAGGCGGAGGAAAAAAAGACGTCATAACATTCCCGCCGTCGACCTCAAAATCGACGGCGGGAGTTTTTTCGTCTGACCCATCGACGCCTCGAACTGGATCCCGGGCGCGCCGGCGTTGTAGGGGATGCCGAGGTCGGCGCGCACGCGCGTCTCCAGCTCATCGCGCATCCGCACGAGGTCCGCGGACGAAAGATGGTCGGTCCACGTGTACGCGCGGTACTCGCCGGGCGCGCCCTTGTAGAAGTCAACCGTCTCGGCGTAGTCAAGCTCGACCATGTGCAACCGATCGCCCGACTTCGGGTGCGTGTACGTCCAGCATGCCTGGAGCTTGTTGGCAGTTTCCAACCGCGAGCGGTCGTTCCAGACGAACTCCGACGGCACCGACTCGTCGTAGTACGGCGAGCCCGGGTAGGGTGTGATCACGGTGGCGTCGAAGTCGTCGGGGCGCACGCGTCGCAGCCACGCCTCGGTGTCGGCGATCGTCTCGGCCGACTCGCCGGCGTGGCCGAGCGACATGAGGGCCTTGACCTTGAGCCCGGCGCGGCGCGCGTACTCGACGGCGCGATCATTATCGGCGACGGTGGCCTGCTTTTCGATGTTGGCCAGGATGCGTTCGCTGCCGCTCTCGAAGCCGCAGAGCAGCCAGCGGAAGCCGGCCTCGTGCATGGCGTCGGCCTGCTCCTGCGTGAGCAGCTCGGCCTTGACGAAGCCGCGCAGGCGCCACTCAGTATTGTGCTTCTTGGCGAGCGCGGCCATGCCGCGCATCAGGTCCATCATGCCCTTCGACACGTTGAGCTCGTCGTCGTAGAACATGAAGCCCCGGAAGCCGTAGCGCACGTGGAGGTGCTCGACCTCCGCCAGCACGTCCTCGGTCGGTCGGAAGCGCACGCGGCGCAGCATCGGCGACGAGCGCCCCGAGCAGAACGTGCAGCGGAATGGGCAGCCGAGCTGCGCGACCAGCGTGGACGCGGGCACTCCGTCGATCTTATAGCGGTAGCTGTCGAGGTCGAGCAGGTGCCTCGCCGGCCACGGCGCCTGCTCGAGCCGTTTGCCGAGCAGGAAGAGCGGCGACTTGGCGTCGTCGGCGTCGATGACGCTGCCGTAGGAGGCGCCGATTGCCGAGAAGATCGACTCCTCGCCGTCGCCGGCCACCACGACGTCGAACTCCTGCTTGAGCCGCTCGAGCGCGCGCCCCGCGCGGCCGCCAGCGCCGGCCTTCTTCACCGCCGCCAGCGTAACGGTCGGGTGCGGGCCGCCGACGATGAGCTGCGGCCCGGCGACGCCGCGCACGTGGCGGATGGCGCGCGCGATCCGCACCGCCGCGGGGAGCTGCGGCGTGGTGCAGGTGATGCCCACGTACTCGGCCGACGAGGCCTCGAAGTGCGCCTCGACGGCCTGCTCGAAGTTGGAGACGCCGTCGAGGTCGAGATGCTCTACTGGGTACCCGCGCGCCTCCAGCGCGGCGGCGATCTTGAGGATCCCCAGGTTGGGGAAGACGCGCTCGTCGAGCAGGAACACCGACGGCGGCGTGATGAGGCAGACGGTAGGCTTCACCGCTTCACCTCGTAGAACGCGTGGGAGACCGCGCAGTGCTTGACCGGCCCCTCGACGGTGTAGCCGAGCTCAAGGCTCTCCAGGAACGCCCAGATCCGCGCGGCCATGTCCGGCACGTGGAATTCGTGCAGCTCGACCAGCAGCCGCGGGCGCCAGCGGCGCAGCATGCCCGCGGCGCCCCGGAGTACGCCCAGCTCTGCGCCCTCGACGTCGATCTTGACGAGGTCGACGTGGTCGACGCCAGGCCGCTCGGCGAGCCATGAGTCGAGCGAGCGCACGCGGAGCCATTGGTAGCCCTTCGGACTCGGAATTCCAAGAGGTCCGACGTCGTCAGTAAAGTGCGAATGATCCGGGTCGAACCAGCCGTCGCGCTCGTGCAGCCCGTCGCGCACGACGAGGCAGCGCCGCGCCAGCTCGGGGTTGAGCGAGAGATTGTGTCGGAGCAGCTCCGTGTCGAAGTCCGCCGGCGAGAAGCACACGACGCGCGCGCCGGCCGCCAGCGCGGGCAGGGCGTAGCTGCCGAACGCGGCGCCGACGTCGAGCACGGTCTCGCCCGGCTGGGCGCGCCACCAGCGGTCGCGCACCTCCTGCTCGTCGTCGAAGGACCAATGACTCGCGTGATCGGCCGGCGTACCGGACACCTCGGCGAATCGAAACCCGTGTTTGGCATGAACGCAAACTACATTGAGACTCATGCTTTCTCCGACGGGAAATTGACGGCCGCAAAAACGCCGAAGGATTTGACGGCAGCGATATCGTACGCTCGCGCGGCTTCTAATTCAGAATCGAAATAGCCGAGATGGCGCTGCGGCGACTTTCCGAATTGTACTGACTTATCGCAAATGTACGCACGCCAACACTGATCGCGCGTGAACCAAGAAACTCCCTTGAATCGCGATTTTTTGGGCACAAATATTCGAGTATTTCTAGCGTTTTCTCGACGAGAAGCTAATCGTAAATTAGTTTTGCAATTATTCAAACCGTTACCATCGATATGATCGACTTCGACACCTCGAGGCGCTTCACAAATGACACGATGCATATAAACGATGCCTTCCCCCTGGTACGCCCATCACGTTTGGCGTACCAGGATGTTGAGGACGGCTGCGCAAACCACTTCCATTTCTGGAGTTTTTCGTAGTCCTCGTCGTCAACTAAGGCTACATGTCCGCGAGTCAGCGCGATCGTTTGCATGTGTCACAATTCAACACGCGCAGCGCCGACTGCGCAAGGCAGAATCACCTCACCCCAGGCCCATGTACTCAATGGTGTAGAAGCCGAGGCCCGTGGGCGCGCCCATCTGCGCCCCGTTGCCTATCAGCGTCCATGTGACGGACGTGGGTGTCTCGTTGTCGACGAGATATGGCGCTAAGGTGGTGGGCGAGAAGGCGCGCAGCTTCGATATGTAGCGGGGCGTCGCGCGCGGCCCGTCGGCGTAGAACATGGTGATCTGGGGATTGATGGTGTAGCCGGTCACGCCGACCACGATCGTGAATTGCCCGGCCGAGTCGGTCCCCGTATACCCCGTGATGCTCCCGGCGCTGTTGCCGAACCGCGCGCCGGTGAAGCTGTTGGTTCCGATCGCCTTGCCGACGCTCAAGTCGAGGCGCTTGCCCTTGAAATACCCGACGGTGTCAACGCCGGTGGCCTGCACGCGCAGATAGTTGGTGGTGCCGAGCGCATTCTGCACGGCGAAGATCGGTCCGGTGGCTACGCCGCTGCCCATATCCTGGATGAGAACGCCGTACCAGCCCGTCGGACCGATCGCGATGACAGCGGGCCCGCTCGCCCCGTTGGCGTAGGCGTCCTGGAGCGAGCCCGCCATGTCGGCGGCGTACCAGTTGGTGGCGCCGTCGGAGACGACCATCATCCCGCCGTAGCGCGCCGCCAGCGTGAGCCCCGTGGCGCCGTTGATGCGGTCGGCCGTCGCCCCCGTCGCGGTCGCCAGCAGGAAGCCGTTGGGGTTGGCGGCCACGTCCTGCACGCGGATGAATTGACCGGCGGGAACGCTGCTGGCCGCGGGCAGGAACGCGCTCCTCGTGCCCGACGCCCCGGTCAACCCGATGAAGTGGTCGGTGGATGCCAGGACGTACGGCGTCCCCGTCGGCGAGGCCTTGACGGACAGCGCGGCGGATAAGGGCCCCACGTTGTAGAGGCCGTTCCATCGCCGAAGAGTTGCGCCCAGCGCGGCGCCCGCGTCCGCGCCCGGCTGCACCGCGCCGTTGAAGGAGGCGGTCAGCGTTCGAAGGTCGAGGAGCGCTACGCCGCCGTTCTGCGTGTAGATCTGAAAGATGTCTCCGGCCGAGAAGAGCGCCAGGTTGCCGGCCTGCGCGAACTGGCTCGTCGTCGCGTAGAGCGAGTTGACGAGCTCGAGCATGGTGACCGCCGAGATGTTGTCGGTGGCGAGCAGGATCCTCGGGTACCCCGTGTTGCTGCCGGGCACCGCGTTGAACTGACCGTAGTTGTTGCCAGTGCCGACCACGAGACCCTGTGCGAAGGCGCCGGTCGGGTACACCACCAGGTAGCCGGTCGTGCCGCTCGGGCCGCCGACGCCGAAGATCGGCCCCGTCGTCCCGCCGGTCATGTCCTGGATGAGCACGCCGTACAGGCCCGCGCTCGACGGCCCGAGCGCGATCGCCTGCGGCCCCGAGGGCCCGGCGTTGTACGCGCCCTGGAGCGTGGTCGGCGTGCCTCCGCCACCGCCGCCCGCCGGCCCCGTCGCGCCCTGCGGGCCGATCGGGCCCGTGGCTCCCTGCGGCCCCGTCGGACCCGTGGCGCCTGTGACCCCCTGCACACCAGCCGGGCCGGTAGGGCCCGTCGCCCCCGTGACGCCCTGCGCACCCTGGCTCCCCTGCGGACCCGTCGGGCCGGTCGCACCCGTGACGCCCTGCGCGCCCTGGGGTCCGGTCGGGCCGGTGGCGCCGGTCGTCCCCGCCGGGCCCGTGGGACCCGTCGCGCCCGTGGCCCCCTGCGGGCCGGTCGGCCCCGTCGGGCCGAGCGACGCGTACCAGTTGGAGGCGCCGTCGGAGACGAGCAGCCACTGCGCGTAGGCCGCGGTAGACGTGACCCCGGTGGCGCCGTTGATGCGGTCGGCGCCGGCCGACTTGACGGCGAGGACGTTGCCGCCACCGCCGACGTCGCGCACGCGTAGCTCCTGGCCGGCGTAGAACTGCGCCGCCGCGGGGAGCTGGACGATGCGGTCGCCCGAGGCGCCCGTGACGCCCACGCCGTAGCTGCGCGCGCTGGCGGTCCAGCCGCTGGCGGCGCCCATGGCCACCTGCGTCCAGCCGCCGCCGAGCGGGCCCGCATTGTATAAGCCGAGCCAGCGCAGATTGGTGGTTCCGAGCGCGACTGTGCTGTCGGAGGCCGGGCTGTTCGGCCCCGCCGGGCCCGTGCTGCCGGCCGGGCCGGTCGGCCCCGTCGCCCCGGTGACGCCCTGGACGCCTTGCGTTCCCTGGGGACCCGTCGGGCCCGTCGCGCCCGTGACGCCTTGGGCTCCCTGCGGTCCTGTCGGCCCCGTTGCGCCGGTAACGCCCTGAGGTCCGCCGCCAAGCGGTCCTGTCGGCCCTTGCGGCCCTGTTGGGCCCGTTGCGCCCTGCGGCCCCGCGGGTCCTGTCACTCCTTGTGCGCCGGCGGGGCCGGTTGGACCTGTCGCCCCCGTGACGCCGGTCGGTCCGGGCGTCCCGGTTGGACCCTGCGGGCCAGTCGGGCCGGTGGCGCCTTGCGCACCGTTGGCGCCTGCGGGGCCGGTCGGGCCGGTCGCGCCCGTGACGCCGGTGGGACCGGCGGCGCCTGTAGGACCCTGCGGCCCCGTCGGTCCCGTCGCGCCGGTGGTTCCATTGGTACCCGCCGGCCCTGTCGGGCCTGTAGCGCCCTGCGGTCCGGTCGGCCCCTGCGGTCCGTTGGCGGGGCCGGTCGCGCCCTGTGGGCCCGCGGCGCCCGTAGGGCCGGCCGGGCCGGTCACACCCGCGGGCCCCGTTGGCCCCGGCGCGCCGGTGGCGCCCTGGGAGAAGGGGAGTTGCGGCGGCAGCGGCGTGACCACGGGCGGGATGGGCAGGAGCAGATCGGACAGGTACAGGATCGACGGCGGGACGAGCTGGTAGATCGCCCCCGGGACGCCGTAGGTGCCCGCGTTGTCGACGAAGGCGACGTCGTGCTGGCCGATGATGTTGGAGTTGGAGACGCCGCCGGCCTGGTCGGTGTCCTCGGTGACGAAGGTGAAGGTAGCCTCGCCGCTGGCGGCGTCGTCGAAGTCGGCGGCGCGGGCGAAGATCTCGACGCCCTTGCCGTCCGCCACCGTCCAGACGAGCGCGCCGCCGGTGAGGTTGAAGCGCGCGCCGCTGGCGCGGAAGCAGGTGATGGAGATGGTGCCGGACGCGGCGCGCTGGAACGCGCGCTGCTGGGTGGACTGCGCGAGCGAGCCCGTCCCGTCCTCGAGAACACCCGTCAGACGAGGCAGGACGATCGCCATGGGGCGATTCTACTACGTTCGCGACAGGAGGCGCTCCCACATCTCCGCCACCTTCTGGCGGCTGTGGGTCTGGGCGTGCACCGACGCCACGCACATGATATCTCCTCGATCGGTGTAATACGGCGCGCCCTTCGGATGTTCCGGCGGGATGTACCCTAAATGCTTGGTGATGGTGTCGATCCAGATTTGCATGTGATCACCTGGTCTGCCCGCAATCACTTCACTTCCGCTTTCGTGCACCTCCGCCAGCGCGTCGGCATCGGAGATGATCGGCAGGCAGCCCGCCGCGCACGCGTCGAGGACCGAGCAGCCGAAGCCCTCCGTGTAGCGCACCGGGTCGCACGGGTAGGCCAGGACGGAGGCCATGCGGAGCTGGCGCGCCATCTCGCGGTTGGGCACGGGGCCAACGACCTCGACGCCCCGGGCCGGGCCGAGCCGCCGCAGCGCTTCCTCGACGAAGCGCGCCCGCTGGCCGATCTCGTTAGGATTGAGCAGGTTGGCTTGCAGCCATGGCTCGATGCGGTAGAAGATCTTGAGCTCGGCGTCGGGCACCCGCGTGCGCACCGCCGGCCACATCGCCAGGAGGTGGTGCAGCCCGCGGTCGGGCGAGGAGCAGTAGACGACGCGGTGCGGGACGCGCTCGACGGCGTGGCGCTCGAAGAGGTCGAGGTCGACGCTGTTGGGGATGACGCTGGCGTACTTCGGATGCCGAAGACTGTCACCGATATACTGTTCGTGATTTCCCTGCGATGATTTTGACGGGAAAACGAAGTGGTCGACGAGCTTCCCCCAATCAGGCTTGCAGTATCCCCAGTCGTTGAGCTGCTGGTTGACGACGCGTAGGACGCCCTTGGGCGCGTGGGCCAGGTAGTCGGGCTCGTTCCACGCCACCACCGCGTCGAGCCCGGGGACGGAGGGCAGCCCGCGGATCGCCTTGATGGGCAGCATGTGCGCGCCCGACTCGTGGTGGTGCGCGGCGGCGGCCGGGGCGAACACGACCACCTCGTGGCCGCGCTCGGCCAGCGACCGGGCGAGGTTGAAGAACGAGCCCTCGCTGCCCGTGAGCGCCGCGTCGCCCAGCTTGGCGAAGTCGAAGGGGCCGTGGATGGCCGTCGAGAACTCGCCGTAGACCATCGCCACGCGCAGTCTGCGTGGCGGAACCCCGGCCGTCTTCATGACCTCGTCCAGTGTCGTTCCTCGCTTCGCGGCGCGCTCGCGGAGGTCATCCACGACTTCCGGCGACATATTGACGCGCATCTTGATGCTGAAGGTCAAAGGGGGCTCCGGCGCCGCCGGCGGGGAGGTCGGGGGTGGACCCTCGACGACGCCGGAACCCTGGGACAGGAAAATAGCACGGCGCTCGCGCAGGCTCCACCGCGGGTTGGTCGGCGGGTAGCCCGCGGCGGCCTTGCTCCGCCAGATCGCCTCGTTCTCGCGCACGTCGCGCAGCCGGCGCAGCATCGGGAACACGCCGCGCGGGTTGGCGATCTCGCACGCGAGCGACGGGTCGAGCGTCCACTGCACGCCGGCCTTGAGCGACAGCCGCGCCGCGAAGTCGGAGTCCTGGTAGCCGTGGCCGCCGTCGAGGTCCTCGTCGAAGCCGTTGACCTCCAGGCAACGCTCGAGCCGGACCGACTCGCACTTGGCGTGGAAGAAGTTGGCGTCGATCGGCCCGGCCGCCATGCGCAGCTTGGGGTCGGCGTCCGCCGTCGCGCGCCCGCCGCCGTCGACCTCGTGCCCCGCGTCGGCGCGCTCGGAGGGCTGGCCGATCGAGATCATCCACGGGTCGAGATATCCGCGCTCGATATCACGCGCGTATCGCTCCCAATCCGAGGCTGCGTAGCGCAGATTGAAGCGCGGCTCCAGCTCGAGCGCCACGTACCGGTGCGGCATCATGAGCCCGGCGCGCCCGGCCGTCTTGTCCGCGCGATGGAAGGCGGCGTGCGCCGCCAGCGCGCCCGGCGTCGGCCGCGAGTAGTCGGCCAGGAAGAGCGCCACCTCGCCCGACGCCGCCGCGAGCCCCACGTTGGCGCAGGCGCAGTAGCTGGCGATCGGAAACGGCGAGGGCTTGGGCTCGACGTGGACGACGCGCAGGAACCGGTCGCGCGCCTCCGCGGCCACCTTCTCGGCGCGGTGGCGCTTGAGCATGTCGACGAGCACCAGCTCGAAGTCGGTGTAGCTCTGCGCGGCGAGCGCGTCGAGCAGTACGTCGATTCCGCCGGCGCGGTAGGTCGGCACAATCACGCTGAGAAACGGACTCATCGCTTAGCTCCCAATGTGCGCTGAATCAGCATCCGCACGATGTCCGACTTCTTGAGCGTGAGTCCTAACTCGCGCTCGATTCGCTTCCCTTCGGCCGTGATGGCCGCGTCCAGCGCCTTATCGACACGAATGCCGATGTGCGTTTCCTTCGGATTTTTCGATTTATGTCGACCCATTTATTTGAAAGCCTCGAGGGTGAGCTCGTACCAAACGGCCGGCCCGTGGACGTTGATCCGCCGCGCCAACGGGAAGCCGTGCGCCGCCAACGCCTCGCGCAGCGTCTCCTCGGTGTAGCCGTGGCAATGCTTGTCGAAGTCGGCAAGGCGCGCCTGCTCCTCGTGCGCCAGGCATTCGCCGCACATGACATAGCCCATTTTGCCTTCATGCCGCATCCGCGCTTCGGACGCCTGGCAGATGAGACAGTTGCGCGGTGGCAACGCGCCCTGCTCGCCCCAGACCAGCTCCGCCAGCCGCGCGTCGCGCGGGTCGGCCAACCACCGGCGCATTACCTCGCGCATGTCCACCTCGCCCACGACCAGCCGACCGCCGACGCGCAGCACGCGGCGGATGTCGTCGAGCACGCGGCCGTGGTGGTGCGGCGCGAGATGGAGCAGGAGGTAGCCCGCGTAGATCTCGTTGGCGCTGCCGTCGGGAAACGGGATGGCCTGCGAGCGCGCGTCCCAGACGACATCGCAGCCGCGCCGCGCCAGCGGCCACTTCTCGACGACGTCGAGGTTGACCCAGCCGTCGCGAATGTCGGTGCCCGAGGCGAGATTCAAACGCATGGCCAAGTCGCTTTCTTCTCGCGGATGATATTCGCCACCTTTGAGGGCGTCACAGGCGACGTATCATAATCGAGCGTAAACGATCGACGATATCCGTCGGGCCCCTGGAGCGTCATAGTGCGCAAATTACAGGGCGTGTATTCCGAATAATCGGGCTCTTTACGAACGGCCCACCACCACTTCTCGCCGGCGATCGTGATGCGACGCATTTACTTCTCCTTCGGCGGCAGCCACTCCGCGCGTCCGCCCGCGCGTAGCAAGTCGTTGTTCACGTCCTCGCACGCCTCGAGCACGCGCTGCGGCGCGCCCAGCGCGCGGCCGAGCTGGATGAGCGCGCGCATATCCTTGGGGAAGCATGTCCCACCGTAGCCGCGGTAGCCGTCGGTGGCGACCTCCAGGTAGCCCCCGCCGACGCGCGGGTCCGCTTCCGCCATGCGCTTGACCTCCTCGTACGACACGCCGAGCTTGTCGCAGATGTCGTAGATCTGGTTGGCGAAGGTGACGCGCATGGACAGGTAGCAGTTGGAGAAGTACTTGACCAGCTCCGCCTGCTTGCGCGTGGCGATGGTGGCGAACGGCGCCGGCGGCAGGATGTCGAGCAGCTCGTTGGCGATGTTGGCCTGGTCGGCGCCGCAGCCCACGACCTGCCGGTCGGGCTTGATGAAGTCCTCGTAGGCGCAGCGCTCGCGCAGAAACTCGGGGTTGAAGAGCACCTTGTGGCGCGGGTTGTCGGCCTGCAGCCGGTCGGTCGTGCCGGGCAGCACGGTGGACTTGACCGCGACCACCTTGGAGCCAGGGATGGCCGCCACCGCCGCGCGCACGTAGGAGTCGTCGAAGCCGCTCGGCCCGAACGGCGTCGGGACGCAGACGAATGCGACGTCGACGTCCGACAGGTCGCCGTCGAGCCCCTTGGCCGGGTCGTGCTCGACGACGGCGAAGCGCGAGTCCCCCTTGAAATAGCGCGAAACGGCGCCGCCGACGAAGCCGACGCCCACGATTCCGATCTTTCTCATTTCCCCTCCGCTAGAAATTTCTTGGCCTCGTCGTCTTGTGGGATACATCGCGCGACGGATTCATAGACCGTTTTGCCATTGTCGAGACGGACCACGATGAGCTTGTCGCCCGAGCGCCTCAGCATCTCGCCACGGGCGTTATACGAGAGCGCGAGAACACGCATCTACTTGACCCCCTCGTAGACCTTCTTGAGCTCATCCGCGTTCTCCTCCGCCCAGGCAAGCACGCGGTCGGAACCCTCCTCGACGTCGACCAGCGGCCGCCACCCCGTCGCCTCCGTGAAGCGCGAGTGGTCGACGAAGACGAGCTGATCCTCGTGCCTGCGCCCGGGACCCTCGACCACCTCGCACCCAGTCATGCCCTGGATCTTGGTGGCCATGCGCCGCACGCTAGTCACGTTCGCGCGCCCGCCGCCAATGTTGAAGACCTTGCCGGCGAGCGCAGGCGCGTTGGCGAGCGCCACCCGGCACGCCGCGGCGACGTCCGAGCCGAAAAGCATGTCGCGCGCCTGCGCGCCACCGCCCTGCACTTCGATGGGTCGGCCGATGGCGGCGGCGATGCAGAACCACGTCAGCCAGCCATGGCGCGGGCCGTGGCACGGCGCCGGGCCGTAGAGGTTGGAGCAGCGCAGCGTGACGATGGGCAAGTCGTACGACCGCGCCCAGGCCATCGCGAGCATGGACTGCGCCGCCTTCGACGCGGCGTAGGGCTCGTCGGGCTCGAGTGGGTCGTCCTCGCGGAGGCCGCCGTGGGCTTGCATCTCGTCCGCTTGCGACGCGTTCATGCGCAAACGAATGCCCCCTCCGTCGATAGATTCGCAGACCGGGCCTCCGAAAGTCGTGCGATAAGGCTTCACGCTAGAGAGCACCACCGTCGGCACGGGGCGCTCGCGGAGCGCGTCGAGCAGCACCTTGGTGGCGTCGACGTTCGAGGCCCAGTCGTCGTCCGGGTGCAAGGCCGAGTGCGGGATGCCGGTGGACGCGGCGGCGTGGATGACAGCGTCGCATGAAGGCAATATCTGATGTATCCACGATTCCGTATCCCGATGCTCCATGCGTCCGACATACACGGTAGTTTGATCGGCGTAATTTATGAATTTTTGATAAATCCATTCGTTGCGCGCTTCCTCGCACGAGTCAATGAGAACGACCTCGTGCCTCTCGTCGAGATACGAGCGCGCGATCTGCGAGCCGATGCAGCCGAGGCCGCCGGTGATGAGGATTCTCATAGATGCCTCCAGGTCTTACGGCGACCGATTTCGCTGACGTTATTGCGTCCGATGCCGAAGTCACGAGCTATTGAGTTATGCGCTTCACCCGCATCGAAACGTCTACGAATCTCTAAGACATCATTCGCGGAGAGCTTGGCCATATAGTGCGAAGTGCCACGCGGGCGCGTTTCTGGTCGCGCGCGTGAAGCGTTTCGATTTCCACTCGCGGAACGGCCTTTACGCGCCGCATCTTGGTTATTGTCTCCTGCCGTGCCGATCCACAGATGCTCCGGGTTGACGCATTCAGGCGTGTCGCATCGATGACAAACCAGCTTATTCGCAGGAATATGAACCCCTGTTTTCTCTAAAGCATGACGATGCGCTTTTGCGTCCTTCTCGCCATCCCAGAAAATACCGTAACCATCCTTGTCGCGCGCAGCGAACCAAAGAAAGCACCCAGTATTTGGTTCTGGTATCCATTTAGCGTCGAAGCGTTCGTCTACTGTCGGTCTCACTTTCCAACTTCCATGTACTTTGGCAGCGGGTCCATCGCCAGCTCGCCATCGACTCGCTTGAACATCTCCGACCACTCCGCCGCCAGAGACTTCCATGACAAGTTGGCGAGCGCGTATTGCCGGCCCGCTTCCGCGATCGGGCGACGGTAGTTTTCGTCGGTCAAGAGGCGCACGCACTCGTCGACGAATTGCTGCGGCGTATCCACGAACACGCCGTGCTTCACCGTCTCGGGGAGAGCGGCGACGCGCGAGACGATGGGCACGCAGCCGGCCGCCATCGCTTCCATCATGGAGATGCAGGACGTCTCGGTGAACTGCGTCCAGTGCGGTCGAATCTTGGCGCGCATGAGCGCTTCCGCGAGCACCTGCTGCGAGACTCGTCCGTGTAGATGAATGCCACTGCCCGGATGCGCGCGGTCGCTCAGGAATTGTTTGAACTGCCGAATTTGCTCGAGCTCGCCTTGGTCGCCGCGCGCTCGCGCGAACGCCTCCCACGTGTCGAACCCATACATCACGTGTAGCTCCGCGTCGGGCACGCGCGCCTTGATGTGCGGGAAGTTGAGCACGAGCGTGTCGAGGCCACGGTTGGGCGACGACGAGAAGACGAGATGGTTCTGCTTGAACAGCAATCCTTCATCATCGGAGAAGCCCTTCACTCGAAAGCGCGCAGGATCGATCCCGTTGCGCGTGACGAGCACCTTGGCCGGGTCGAGGCCGGGGTAGCACGATAGGAAGTACCCGCGGTGCCACTCGCTCAGGCACAGGACGCGGTCGAAGCGGAGGAGCCAGCGCTGCATCTGCGGCGAGTCGGGGCCGACGTTGACGTCGTGCACCCAAAGAAGCTTGACCCTCGCGCGCACGTCGTCGGGGCGCTCCATGATGGCAGCCTGGCGCGAGGAGATGAAGACGTCGCACTCGATGGGCGCGCGGGCGTTCTGCCAATGGACATAGTGCACGCCATTGAAGCCGATCGAGTACCCGACCGGGTGCGCCGCACCATTCGGTAAATCGCCGTAGACCGTCACCTCATGCCCGAGCGCGGCCAATTCGCGCGCCAGCTCGACGCACGCCGTCTCACTGCCGCCGATGCCGCGCGTGTTCGGCGTGTTCGGATCCCAGGGCTCGACCGAGGGGCCGACCCAGAAGGCGACGCGCTGCCTATCGTTGGTTTTGTACTGCCGAACGATTTCACGTGCCTCGTAGAGCTTCACTTCATCGAGCTTCATCTTCGTTAGCTTGTCGACATCGTCCTTGATTCCTTCTTCACATAGGAAGCTATCGAGCGTCGGGCCCATGTGGGAATTGCGCGCCGGCCATCGCCGCTCCGTCGCCGCGCGCATGCGCTCGACCACCGCGTCGCCCGTCCAGCGCGCCGCCGCCACCGCCCCGCGCGCGCCCGCCTCGTCGCCGCACGCCGCGCACTGCTTCCAGAGCTGCATGGCGTAAATCACATAGGCGTCGGGGTTCTGCTGCACGGGCGGCGCGTCGAGGTCCTCGAACTTGGTGAACTCGACCATGGCCTTCTGGGGCGCGGGCGCAGCCGGCGCGCGGCGCGCGGCGAGCTCGGCCTGGTAGACGGCGAGGTTGTGCTTGATCATGCCCGGCGCGCCGCCGGGGACGCCCGGGTCCTCGGGGCACACCTTGAGCGCGGCCTCGCAGCTCGCGATCGCCTCCTCGGTTCGGCCGAGCTTAGCCAGGGCGTGGTTGAGGTAGACGTGCGGGCGGTAGGTGCGGTCGAGCGGGTTGGCGCCAAGCATGGACTCGGTGTTGCCGATCTTCTGCGCCCGCTCGGTGTACGAGACGCAGTCGGCGTAACGTCCGCGCAGGTACGCGATGCGCGCCAGCCCGAAGAACCCGTCGGGGTTGTCGGCCATCTCCGCCGCCGCCGCGGCGAAGTGCATATCGGCCTTGGCGTAGGACTCCTCGGGGGTTCCGCCGAATTGGCCGAACTCGTACATCGAGCCGAGCGCCACGTGCGCCGCCGCGCGCTCCTCGCACCAGCCTGATCGCTTGAGGTAGTCCTCGTAGAACTCACGCGACCTGTGCGGCTCGATCCAGCGCGCCTCCTGCCCGAGATAGAAGAGCGTGCGCGGGTCGACCACGGCGCCGGTCGCCCGGTCGCGCGCGAGCTGGCGGAGAAGGATCTTGTAGTTGCGGTTGGGCACCGACTTGCGGTCGACCTTGCGCCGGTGGACGTTGAGCACACCCTCGAAGCGCGCCGACTGCACCGGGCGCGTCGGCATGAGCACCTCGTGCACGGGGTTGACCCACACGGCGGCGCCGGCGCGCACGACGCGTTCGCGCCATTGCCGGTAGAAGGTCCGCTCCTGGGCGTCGCGCGCGTAGTCGTAGGCGAGGAAGCCGAGGTCCAGGTTGGCCGCGCGCATCTGCTGCACGATGCCGCGCAGGTTCGGCGCCCCCTCGACCACGTCGTCCGAGTCCATCCAGTAGACGAACTCGCCGCGCGCCAGCGAGAAGGACTTGCGCCGGGCGGCGCCAAAGTCCCCCAGCATGACCTCGCCCGAATACGGCGGCGGCACGCCGAAGGCGGCGCAGGTCGCCTCGTCGTCGCGGAAGAACGCGTCGGGGTCGGTCTCGGGCGTGAACAGCGCCACGCGCGCGCCGTGGCGCTCGGCCACCGCCGTCGTGTTGTCGGTCGAGCCCGTGTCGACGACGATGATCTCGTCGGCGCACCCCTTGACGGAGGCGAGGGCCGCGTCCAGATTCTGCTCCTCGTCCTTGGCGATGATCGCGATCGAGAGCTCGATGCTCATTTCTTCCCCTTGTCGTCGCCGCTGGCGAGCAGCCGCTGGTTGATGGCCCGGCGGATGACGTCGGCGGCGCGCCGGTCCGCCCCCCGGGCCGCCTTCTGCAGGTGCGCCCACTGCTCGCTGTCCACGCGCACGTGCAGCACCTTGTCCTTGATGATCAAATCGGTGGCGGCCTCATCGTCGTAGTTGAGGATGGCCTCGCGCACCCACTCGGAGGGCCGCAGCTTGCAGCGCCGCGCCTCGTATCGCACCCACACCCACGTAATGGGGAGCAGCCGGACGTGCACGACCTTGTTCTTGGTGAGGTCCGCCCCCTCATAGTCTTCTTTCTCGTCGAGAAAATCTGGAAACGGCGCCACGTGACTCGAATGTGTCACGGCGCGCAGAATCAGCGCAAGGCGAAAATTTTCGCGCTGTGGGCTACGTGGCCAGTAGGCCGAGACGCTTGAAGACGAGGACGAGGTCGGCGTGCGTGTAGTACTGGCTACCCGTGCCACCGTTGGAGCGGGCGTCGAAGAAGGTGGTGCCGGTGGCGCCGCCCGTGACGCCGGCGCCCGAGGGCTGGAAGCAGCCCGAGACGCCGAAGAAGCCGAGCGCGGCGCTGGTGGGCCCGAGGCCGAGCCAGGCCGTATTGGTCGGGCCGATCGCCAGCGGTTGGTTGGCGGCGCCCGGGAAGAGCGAGCCCGCCCAGAGCTGCTTGGTACCCGACGCGCCCATCTTGAGCCGGTCGTCGAGACGGGCCATGCCCGTCTGCACCCACAACGCCGCCGAGTCGAGAAAGGCCGCCCCGGTGCCCGGGATAGGCGCGCCATTGATGGCGAGCGCGGCCGCCATGTTCACGGTGCCCGAGCTGCCCGAGGCGAAGCCGATCGTGCGCGGGCTCAGGATGAACGAGCGGTTCTGCGAGACCGTGCCGCCGAGGATTTCGACCGTGGCGTTGAGCGCGATGTTGACGTCGAAGATCTCGGTGCCCGACGGCGCGAGGCGGTGCGAGGCGCCCACGATCTGCCAGGCCGGGTTGACGAGCGAACTCACCCCGGCGACCTGCGCCATGCGCATGCGCTGGGCCGTGACGAAGAGCGTGGCGAGCCCGGTCGGCCCGTCGCCGGCGATGCCCAGAGACAGCGACGTAGGCGAGGCGACGATCATGCCGCCGGGCGCGACGAACGACGTCGGCGATCCAGTGAAGTTGATGGTGGCGGGCCCCGTGGCGCCCTGGGGCCCAGTCGGGCCCGTTGCGCCGGTGGCCCCCGCCGGCCCGGTCGGGCCGGTGTTGCCGCGCGCGCCCACGGAGCCCGCGGGTCCCGTAGGTCCGGTGGCCCCCGTGGCGCCGGCCGGTCCGGTAGGCCCCGTGTTGCCGCGCGCGCCCGCGGCACCCTGCGGTCCGGTCGGACCTGTAGCGCCGGTGGCCCCCGCGGGACCGGCGGGCCCGGTGTTGCCCTTGGGTCCCACGCCGCCCTGCGGCCCGGTGGGTCCCGTCGCGCCCGTGACGCCTGTGGCCCCCGCCGGGCCCGTCGCTCCTCGGGCGCCGGTAGGTCCCGTCGCGCCCGTGACGCCGGCCGGACCCGTCGGACCCGTCGCGCCGGTGACCCCGGTGGCGCCGCGCGCACCGGTCGGACCCGTGGCGCCGGTGGCCCCGGCGGGGCCAGTCGGCCCCGTCGCACCCGTGACACCGGTAGGGCCGGCGGCGCCCGTCGGACCCGTGTTGCCCCGCGGGCCGGTAGGCCCCGTCGCGCCGGTGACGCCGGCCGGGCCCGTCGGCCCGGTCACGCCCGTGGTCCCCAGCCCCGTCGCGCCGCGCGGACCGGTCGGCCCGGTGGCGCCCGCGCCGCCGTGCTGGCCAACGTAGGCCCACCCCGTCGCTACCTGGAGCAGGCTGGCGTTGATCGGTGCGTGGGTGATGCCCTGCGCGGTGGCGCGGAAGGTCGACACGGCGGTGGCGCCGAGCGTCGGATCGTACGCCTGCACCGCGTCGTTGAGGTTGTAGCCGGACGTCCCGCCCGACCAGAAGCCGGCGAGCCAGTTGAGGCCGAAGACGAGCGGCACGGCCGGCGGCGTGGTGACGACGTCGGCGAATAGGGATTCGGACGTGAGGACGACGAAGGGGGACGAGACGAGGAGCTGCTCGCGCGAGCTGTCCGAGCGGGTGAGGACGACGTCGGCCGTATACGGCCCGGCGGACTTCTCGATCGTGTCCGTCGAGCGGACGGAGAAGATGACGTTGCCGCTCGTCGGGTCACCGCCGACGAAGCCCGTGTACATGCGGGCGAAAAGGAGGACGCCCTGCGCGTCGCGCACCGACAGGACGACGGCGAGCGCGCCGGTCATATCGACCGCGACGCCGCCGTCCTTGAACAGGAGCTGGAAGTCGCGGTCCTCGCCCTGGGCTACCTCGAGCTCTTGCGCGGTCCCGACGTTGACGGTGAGCGCTGTGACTCGTGCGGCCATGCGGCCGATTCTACACTATTCGCTCTTGACTACGGCGCCTAGATGGCCGCCTCGACGGTCTGCGCGATCTTGAGTTGCCCGGCGGTGCTGGGATGGCACGCATCCCCGGAGTCGCACGTGCCGCCCCCGCACGCCGTGGACGACAAGGTATTGGCGTGCGTGGGGTCGAGGGCGGAGTCGATGTCGATCACCTTAGTAACGCCGAACGGCGGAACGTCCGTGCTCGCGAGGTAGGTATTCCAGTAGACCCGGTCGGTGGACACGCCCGAGACGTTGCACGGTGCCACGTTCAGGAGGTAGACGGCCTTGCAGCCCGCGCCGCGCAGGTAGGGGATGAACTGCGACGCGCCGGCCTTCAGCGTATCGACGCCGCTGGAAAAATCATTCGTGCCGAGGGCGACGATGCAGTCCGCCCCCGTGAAAATGGGCTGCGTGTAGATGTTGGGGCCGCTGTTGTAGGTCAGATAGGTGGAGAAGCTGGCGCCCGCGATGCCGATCACCGTGACCCCGTAGTCCTTGTCGCGCGCGACGACGTTCGGCCACGCCGCGTCGAAGCCCGGCGGCGTGCTCGAGCTGTTGCCCTTCGAAATACTGTCGCCGATGACCACGATGCGCCGCTTGGAGGTCTCGTACTCGAGCGAGACCCAGAGCTCGGGGGTGGGATCGGTGCCCGTCCACGTCGGGCTGGCGTTGAGCGTCGCCGTTCCGCTGAGGTACTTCCCCCACACGGAGAAACCGCCGAACGACTCCTTGAAGGAGCCGTTGCTGGCGGTGTCCATGCCGAAGATCACGAGCACGTTCTTGTCGGTGCCCTGCGAGACGGTGTACCAGGTCGAGGTCGACGGGGCGACGACGTCGATGTCCGCGCCGGGCAGCGAGAGCCCCGTCGTCGTCCCCGAGAACGCCCCGCCGGCGCAGGCGTAGGAGCCGTTGCTCGGGCAGACGCCCACGTTGATGGTGGCCGCCCCCGTATTCTGCGAGGCGGTGTTCCAAATGCCGTTGTTGATCCGCACCCGCACCCGCGAGACATCGCTGGGCACCGGGAAGGTGCGGCCGTTGAGCTGCTGGAAGCTCGTTCCCAGCGTGGGGCTGTACTGGTCGGTCGTGGCGCCCACGGCGCGGACGCGCGCCGCAGCGCCGTAGATCGCGCACCCCGTGCCCGCGGCCCCCGTCGAGGTCAAGCAGGAGACCGCGCCGCCCGCGCCCGCCTGCAAGTCGATGTCGACGTTGTTGGCGCCCGTGAACATCTGGTGCCCGTCCGAGCAGCGCACCCACGTGCGCGCGCGCCCGACCGGCGCGGGCGCGGACGTCTGGCAGATGTAGCGGACGCCAGCCCCGACGGAAATGGCGCTGTTATCGGCGGTGGCGGTCGCGGCGGCGGAGCGCTCGCGGAGCGCCAAGCCGGCGCCTAATACGGCGACTGCGATCATGACGACGGCGGTCAAGTACTTGCGCATGGTCCCGATTCTAGCACCGACGGCCCGGTCGATTTTAAGAAGATTTTTGTTGACAAATTGGAGGGCGATGCTAGATTACGCGCATGGACAATGTCAACGTCAAGCAGCTCGTGCTCCTGCTCGCGCTGGCGGCCGGATGCGGCGAAGGGGCGATGACGTCACCGACTCATATCACGATCATCCCGGACGCCGCCGTCCAAACTGACCCGGCGCTTATACAGCGCGTACGCGCCGCCGCCTCGCTCTGGAGTACCGTCGGTGCCGACGTCGAAGTGCGTCTGTCGGGGGACGGACTACCGCTGCGTCTGGTCTCGGCGGCGGCCTGGGATCACGCGCCAAGCAGCGTTGGCGCCGAGGGAGTGGGCGCCTGCGCGGATGGCCCCTGCATCGAGGTGCAGCGCGAGGCGCTGGCGGCGTTGCTCCCGGGAGAGCAGGAAGTGGCACTCGCGCATGAACTTGGTCATGCGCTCGGCCTCTGGCACGTCGACGATCAGTACGCGGTCATGTACCGGTACGTCAACCACCCGCTGGCTGCCGAAGGTCTACGGGAGGCCGACGCGGCCGAGTATTTCGCTGTACATTCTAACGAATAGCTAATTCAATCACGGTGCCCACGGCGCCCGTTTTTCCGGTCGCGGTGATGCCGGCGCCACCGATGCCCCCCGGGCAGCATTCAACCGCCGGAAACGATGCACCCGCCGACTTTGCCCCGTAGGCCAATAGTACGAGGCCGCCGCCGCCTCCTCCACCGCCCGAGTTCGGCCCGAGCGCGCTTCCCGCGCCGCCGGCGCCGCCGCGCGTCTGCAGGTTGATCGACGTCGCACAATACAGGTTGCGCGCCGAAATCGCGAGCACACCGCCGCCGCCTCCACCGCCGCCGCCCACGCCCGTGCTGGCGCCCGCGTCGCCGCCTCCTCCGCCGCCGCCGGCCTGGTACCAATACGGCGCCGCGAGGCCGGCCCCTGCGATCGAGCCGAAAAATTGACCGCCGATAGGTCCGCGCGGCGATCCCGCGTTCGCCGGCGGGGCCGTGACCACGCCACCATTGGTCTCGCTGCCACCACCGCCGCCCGCCCCACCGTATCCCGTCGCCGTACCGCCGGTAGCTGGGGTTCCACCGATGTTACTGCCGCGCCCGCCTGTAGCGCCGCCACCGACGGTCCCCGCCGGAGCAGGCAGGCCGCCGAGACCGCCGGATGCTCCGTTGCCGGTCGCACCAGTCATGCCGTTGGAGGTGACGCGCGCCAGACCAGTGGCCGTAAACTGATCGGTCGCAAAAACGCGAAATCCGGCCGTCTGCAGCTCGATCCCCGTGGCCACGCCGACGGTGGTCGCAAAGAGGTCTCGCACGAGGCGGTATGCGCCGCCGCTTGGTCCAGTCGCCAACGCGCCCAGGCCCATCGAGGCGCCGGTAGCCACGCCGTCGAAGACCACGGCGCCGTCGCTGCCGTCGCCGAAGATGGCGCCCCCGCGCTGTGCGTCGAGGTAGCGGATCCACTGGTCGTACTGCTGCTGCAGGTAGTTGAAATATGAGCTCGGCGGCGCCTCGCCGACGCCCCAGCCGACGTTTTGATGCGCGCCGTCCGGCTGCGCGAGATTGGTCGCCCCGCTCGCGGCCCACGTGGCGTACCCGGTCGGACGTGCCGTCATGCGTCCAGACTACACCGGCAGCGCGCCGGTGAATACCCCGGAGTCCAAGCCGGGTCCCGAGTCAAGCGTGAACAGCGCGGCGGTCGGTGATTCCTGCCAGATGAGGTTGGCGCGCGCGCCGGCCTCCTTGGCGCGGAGCAGGAACTGCTGGCCGACCAGCGCCTGCGCGCGCGTGAGCACTTGGCCGACGCGGAGGTAGAAGCTCTTGACCCCGCCCGAGACCAACAGCAACGGCGAGCCCGGGAAGAGCGCCGCGAAGGTGCGGTAAATGTCCTCGCCGCGACCGCCCGACTTCTCGGCCACGATCGCCGCGCGCAGGTAGAGCCGGTAGGTGGCGTCGTCGACGCCCCCGCGCGCCTGGCCGAGCAGGCGCCCGAGGAGATCGAGCTGCGCGCCGGCCGAGTCGTCGATCGACGGCAGCGTCAGGAGCGACTGGAACGCGTCCTCGAGGTCGGCGAATTGCTTCGCCACCATATCAACCCAAGCCTGAATTTTAGGCTTACCTTTAAATTGCCAATAGATGCGGGCGCGCAGCCGCGACTGCCAGTCCGAGACGTAGTCGATCGTGAGCGCCACGCTACGGCGTCTCCGCGACGGCGGTGATGATGCACCGCGAGCTATCGAAAGTCGCGAGCTGCCTGGTGGAGATGGGGATCGACGCCGAGCTGACCGGACTGGGCGCTGTGCCGATAAGCATCGTCGACACCTCGAGCAGCCCAGGCGCCGCGACCGAGCCGGCCGGGGCCGGGACCACGGCGTTGCCGGCCGTGTCGGTGGCCGAGGGCTGGAAGAGGATGGCGCCCGACAGGATGGACGAGCGGACGTCGACGCCGATCGCGATGGCATCACCGTAGGTGAGCAGCGCCGACAACGCCGCCTGGACGACCAGCGCTGAGCTCGACCACTGCGTCGAGTCGTAGTTGACCGTCGCCGTCACGTAGATGGGCACCGCCACCGGTCGCGACCAGGACACGGGCTGCGAGTTGCCCTGCGAGTCTGTCGCCACGCCCGACGTGTTGCCGTAGGTGCCTGTGCCCGCGCCGACCGCGTTCCACACCGCCTGCGTGACGTCCTGGTCGGTGCCGTTCTGCACCAAGATCTCGACCGAGTGGGGAGGCACGCCGTTGGCGTCGGCCGCGTCGGTGTCGTTGTAGAAGACCGTGCAGGACGTCGGGGGCTGGTGGTTGGGGTCGGTCGAGCCCTCGTTGACCTTGAGGATGGCCGCGCGGATGGCGTCGGCGGTCGAGCCGCCCTGGCCGGCGAGCTCCGCCTCGCGGCGCGCGCGCAGCGCCGGGTCAGTCTCGGCCAGCGCGCCCGCGGCCGCATCGTGGAGGTTGATCGCCCCCGACCACCCCGACACGGGCGTGACAATGCTCGTCAGTACGCCCGCCAGCGCGCCCACGGGACCGGCCTGCGCGGCCTTGAATGCGACGTCGACCGCGCCCGTCCCGTCGCCCATGTATTGCCAGTGGACGGTGTTGTCGGTGATGTCGCTCGCGGTGGTGGTCGGGCCGCCAGAGCCGGCCGACGTCCCCGCGGTGATGCAGACGTAGGTCCGGTTGGCGTTGGTGCGCCGGTCACCGATGGAGTAGCCCGTCCCCGATGCCCATGCCGTCAAGGCCGCGATGGTGCCAGCGGCCGTCGAGACGAAGACGGAATTGGTGGCGTCGTTCGTCTTGACCTGCCGACCGACGACGAGCAGCGTCCCGGGCGTCCCCGTGCAGGTCTCGGTCACCGTCGAGAATGACTTCTGGTCGCGCGTGGTGCCGGTCAGCGCGCAGACCTGATCGAGCGCGGCGGAGGACGCCGCGTTGGGGTCGAGGCTCGAGTAGATGGCTTGCCCGAGGTCCCACATGGCCGCGAATCCGTCAGACAGGACAGTGATCTCTTGGCCCGCCAGCGAGTCGAGCGGGATAGTGCCATCGCTCTCAGTGCCCGCGCTGCTGCCGAGGATGTTGAGGTAGTCGGTCTGCAGCTCGTCGACGATGACCGACAGCGGTTTGCCGACCCAGCCCTCGGCCGTGAGCCCGTAGACGGTGGCCATTACGGGCTCACCGTGTCGGTGATAGGCGTCTGCGAGTAGTTGGTGCGGATGGAGTAGGCGATGCTGGCCGAGCGCGGGTCATTCGGGTCGCTGAAGAGGAGCTGCGCGCCGACGACCTCGATCACGTCCGCCACGGAGAGCAGGCGCGCGCGGATGGCCTCGCGCACGACGATCGGGTCGGGGTTCTTAACCAGTACCACGCCCAGGTAGTCGACGCCGAGCGATTGGTCGAGGAAAATCTCCTTGAGGAAGAGCTTGAGCTTGACCTTGCACGCCTGCGCCACAGCGTCTTGCCCCGCGACTACCACGCGGTCGCCGTTGGCCACCGCCATGTCGCCGTCGTCGTCCAGGGCGAAATCGCGAACCGGGTCGGCCATGGGCCGATTCTACCCGATTTTGACCTTGCTGGAACCCGTCTTAACGGTGATGCCCGGCGACGTCAGGAACGTGGAGGAGAGCGGAACGACGGAGCCACCGGCGATCAGGTTGATGGCCGTCTCCACCTGGCTCATCCACGTCGAGAGCGGCGTTCCTATCTGGCTTGGGTCGCCCACGCGCGCCGCCCCGTTGGAGCCATTCGCCACGTTGACGTTTCCGCCGCCATCGATTTCGATGTCCGAGGGCGACTGGTCGCGGCCGATGGTCATGCGGTCCGTCGGCGCGTACGCCAGCGGCGCGCCGAAGGGGTTGAGCCCGGGCAAGAAGAACGCGTCGGCGATGGAGTTGGCGTGGTCGAACTCGGGGTCGACCTCGTCGCCCTTGCCCGTCAGCCACTTGTCGAGCGAGCGGTCGGCCCAGATGAGCAGGCCCGTCGTGGCCGGCACGGTCGCGCCGTTGATCTGCAGGTTGCCGTCGGAGATGGGCACAGTCGTGCGGAAGCTGCCGTTGGCGCCCGGGAACACGACCGGGACGCCTGGGACGACGGGGATCGACTCGACTTGACGCGCGTCCTCCTCGTCGAAGAACGGGCGCATGACGAGCACCTTGCACGAGACGCGCTGCATCGACGAATCGTACGAGACCACGCGCGCGGGCAGCGCGCGCGGCAGGCGCTTGAGCGCGGCCTCGACGGCGGCGGCGATGACGGTCTGTCGCCTGGGCCGGCGGACCTCCTCGTCGCGCTCCTGGTCGCTCACCGCTGCGCCCCGCAGGTCGGGCAGCGCTTGCGCTTACCGGCCGACGCCCCGCGCGGCGCCTGCGCTTTCTGCCCCCGCTTGCGTAGCTTGTAGGTTCGACGGCCGAGCAACTTCACTCCCACGCGCTGGCTCTCACGTCGTCGATAGTAACACGCCTTCGTAGTCGGTGTACCACTCGGCGCCATGCGTGTCACCAATTATGGATATTTTTTTCACCCGCACGGGGCCGTTATATCGACGGGAACGCAGGACCAATTTCGCTCCCGGTACGCACGGCTGGAGCAGTGAGCGAAACTTGACTAGCGCCGGCTTGCCCTTCTTCTCGGGCGAGCCGAATTCGGGCGAGCCGATGAGACCGCTGTCGGGCGAGATCTCGGGAAACTCGGCCGTCGACGCCTGACCGGGTAAGAGCACCTGGAGCGTGTCGTCCTGCACGCTCCACGCATAGCCCGTGCCCCTGAGGAATCGGTCCATCTCGTGCGCCCACTGCCCCGAGACGACGTAGCCCTGGTCGAAGGACTGCGTCAGGTTCAGGACAACGTCGGGCGTGTTGCCGATCTGCAGCCCGCTGGCGTTGGCCAGGTACTGCAGGATGGCGCCCGCCTGCGTCCCCGGTGCGAAGCTCTCCGACACGCGCGCCAGCTTGTAGGCGCGCTCGCCGTCGCCGCCCTTGATCGTCGAGTTCCAGTCGGCGCCGTCGCGCACGTTGTCGACCGTGCGCGCGTCCCCGCGCCAGATGCGCGAGACGCCCGTGCTCGCGTAGCCCGCCTCGAGGATGATCTTGGTCCCCTTCTTCTGGATGAGCCCGCGACTGTCGTCGTTCAAATTGGTGACGACGATCTCGGCCGTGTTGGGCTCCTTGCCGTCGGTCTTGGTCACCTTGAACGAGATGCGCAGCCCCGCCGGCCGCTCGCCGCCTTCGCCCGCCTCGACGACGAGCACGTCGCTCGTGACGGTCGTGTAGTCGACGCGGATGTCGCCGGTGGTCTGGGTCGTCTTAGTCGTGCTGGTGGGCGACGCGAAGGTCACGCGCGCGCGGCGGTCGTAGAGCCTATCCGCCACGTCACAGCCCCAGCTCGGTCGAGGTGAAATAGACGAGCTTGTGGCGCACGCCGAGGCTCAGATCGTCGGGGTCCTGCCCCTCGCCGGCGCTGTCGACCACGGCGAACGCGCCCGGCGGCTGCCGGCCGAAGCGGTACGCGCCGAGCGGCCAGTCGGTGACGAGCTTGAGCCCGGGGACGATATACGTCGAGCCCTGCTCGTCGAGCACGTCCATGTACCACGCCAACGCGCGCACGTTCCACCGGAGCTGGAGCGTGTAGGTCACCGCCTCCAGGCTCACCTGCATGTCGAAGAACGGCAGCGGCGCGCCCTCGGACAGCGGGATGTCGATCTCAAGCGGCATCGTTAGTCTCCCGCCGCGCCGCCGAAGCCGCTGAGCACCTTATTACTCGCGTCCTTGATGCCGTTCGCGACTTTGCGCAGCGGGTCAATATCCTGCCCTGCGTCCTTCGCCGTCTTGTTGCCCGTCGACTTCTTCTTGCCGACGCGCTTGTCGGTCGAGACGACACCGCGCGTGAGCTTGTTCTGCACGACGCGAATGCGCTTGAACGAGATGGAGAACGCGATCGCGTCGTAGTTCCTGGCCGAGCGTGGCAGCGAGATGGACTCGATCGCCATCGAGTCGTAGCTGCCCATGGTCGTCGCCACGGTGACGATGGCGCCGATGTCGCGCAGCCGGCGCAGCTTGGCCCACTCGCCCTGCGCGTAGCCATCGACGGCCCCGATAGCGCCGGCGGCCTGCGCCGCGGCGGTCGTGGTCTGGATGGTGAACGCGCCGGCCTTGACCGCCTCCGTCGCCTGCCCGCTCGACAGCGGCGTGTTGGAAATGCGGCAGTCCATCGTGACAAGGTCCGGGTTGGGGCGCGAGTGGTCGCTCGCGTTGAAGCCCGTTTCAACGGGGTGGTCGGTGATCGTGTTGGTAAGCGTATGCTGCTCGCTCACCACCGCGTGCATGGTGATCATCGTCGTGTCGGCGGTGATGACCCCGCCGCGCTGGATGACCGTGACCCGCTGCTGCGCCATGGGTTAGTCTCCCAGCGCCGCGGCCGCTTCTTCATTGGCCGTGTCCTCGTGCTGTTGGATGAGGTTGACGACGTCGGACGCGCTCATCCCGGGCGCCTGATAGATGTTGTAGGTGCGCGCGTTATTTTGCGTCGGAGCCTTGAGTACTCCCTGCCCCGGCGGCAAATAATAAGGGCTCGTATCCGCGTAATCGGACGCATGCAGCGTCGCCGCGAATGGATTGAGTCCCGCTTCCCGCGCCTGATTGTATCCGTACAGCAATCCGCCTTGCTGCCGGCTTTGCTCTAATTTCTTCTTACCGAAGATGTATGCCGCCCCTGGGACTGTGAGCGAAGCGGCGCGCTCACCGAGAGTCAGATCGGGAATCTTGTTGCGCGCCTTGTCACCCGCCACGCCCAGCTTGTCAGCGATGCCGAGCGCCTTCTGCATGTATAGCACAAGCTCCTTGATGGCCTTGAGCCACCAGGGGTCATTGGCATTGGGCTGCGCCCAATCATTGAGCATCCGCATCCAGTCGCCAAATAGCGAATCGCGCCCCTCACGGAAGCGCTGGATGGAGTTGAGGAAGAGCAAAATGCCGCCGAACGCGACCGCGAGTGCTGCGAACGGGTTGAGGATGATCGCGGCCGTCAATCCTAGACCGATGAGCACTGCGCGCGCTCGCGGTCCAATGATATCGAAGAGCGCCAGCACGTTCTTGAGCGGTTCCACGATCATGCCCATGAAGGCGTCGTAGAGCAACTTGGCCGAGCCACGCAGGACATCGAACACATCGAGCAGCACGCGCACAGCGCGCGCGATGCCGCGCAGCACGACCTCGAGCTTCTGCTTGATGACCTCTTTGTTCGCCTTCACCCACGCCACGGCGCCGTCGGTGAGCTGCTTGAGCACCGGAAAGATGGACGCGCCCGCGCGCCGCTTGATACCCTCCCACAGCGCCTGGAGCCGCTCGACGTTGTCCTTGATCTCGGCGCCCTGCTTGACCGTCTCCTCGTCGAGCACGACGCCGAGGTCCCGGGCCTCTTGCCGCAACTCAGCGAGGCCCTCCGAGCCTTCGTTGAGCAGCGGGATCATCCGCTTGCCAGCGCGGCCGAAGAGCTCCAGCGCGAGCGCAGTCTTCTGCGCCCCGTTGGGCATCTTCTGGAACTTCTCGGCGATGTCGCCGAGCACGTCGTCGGCGCCGCGCAGCTTGCCGTCGGCGCCCTTTATGTGGATCCCGAGCTGCGCGAAGATCTTGGCCTGCTCCTCACCGCCCTTCGACGCCGCGTAGAGGTTGCGCGAGAGGAGACCGAACGACTGCGCCATCTCCTCAATAGAGACTCCGGCGAGCCCGCCGACGTAGGCTAGTTCTTGGTAGGCGGCGGTCGTGAGGCCGACCGCCTGCGCGTTCTTGTCGATCTCGTCGGTGGCAAGCACCGTTTCCTTGGCCACGTCGACGAAGAACTCGACGGCCTTCTTGGCGATTTCGACGATGCCCTCGAGACCCTTTTCCAGGGCCTTGGCCGCGAGCTCGCCCTCAGCGAACGAGGCCGAATCGACCTCGAGCCCGAGCGCGACGGCGACCTCGCGGAGGATAGTGCTCACGCGCCTATCCTACTACTTGGCGAGCAGGCCTTCGAGCTTGAGCGCGTTGACGATGTCGGTGAGCGTGTAGTAGTTCGCGCCGGTACCGCCGTTCGAACGGGCGTCGAAAAAGGTGGTGCCGGTCACGCCGCCGCCGGCCGCGCTGCCGGTCGAGCCGAGGCCCGTCGGCTGGAGCGTGCCGGTCGCGCCGAAAAAGCCCAGGATGCCGGTCGGGAAGCCGACCTGGAGCGCCGCCGGGAAGCGCGCGCCGGTCGGACCGGTGAAGACCGAGGCCGTGCCCCAGCCCTTGAGCCAGCGGTAGAGCGGCTGCAGCCACTGGTGCGTCGTGATCGGAGGCCCTGCGTAGCCAGTCGGGTTCGCCATGGTCGTTCTCCTCGGGCCACCTCTTACCAGCTAGCCCGCGCGTTGCGTTATCGTTGCTTCTTCTCGGACTCGCGCCGCGCGTCGTCCTCGGCCTCGTCCTGCGCGTCGAGCAGGTCGTTGGCGTCGAGAATGCGCTGCCGTGACAGCGTCGAGATCTCGCCCAGCGTGCACCACTGCCGCATTACGAGCCGCCAGACGGGCCAGGGCCGGACGTGGTCGACGTCGCGGAGGGGGCGGCCGCCTGCGCCGCGGCGCCGGCGAGCACGCGCCGGGCGGCCTGAAAAAAATCGGGGTAGCTCACCTTGACCGCGTGGAAGAGCAGGCGCCAGACGTCGAGCGAGCGCTGCTGGAGCAGTACGTTAATGGGCGCGCCATCCTGCGCGTAGAGGAGCTTGCCGTTCATGGTCGCGCCGCGGAGCAGCGAGCGCATGATGAAGCGGAGGTCCTCCATCGGCAGCTTGGCCGCGATCGACTGCACGAGCGGCGACAGCTTGCCGGCGAGCGCGGCGTAATCGAGCCCGCCTTCGCCCACGTTCTCCTGCATCGCCACGAAGGCGGTGATGCAGTCGGCCACGATGGGCATGAGCTTGGGCTGGAGCAGGAAGCTCTCCTCGCCGAGCAGCGGCGAAACGACGAAGACGTCGTCGCCGATCTTGAGCGCGGGGTCGACCATCTAGCCTACTGCCCCAACGGCAGGATGCCGCCCTGGACCATCTCGAGCTTATCGGTCTGGATCGTCCAGGTCACCTCGCCCAGCTCCTTGCCGCGCTCGAGGTCGGCCATCTTGACGATCCACGCGTTCTGCGCCGACGCCACCGCCGCGCCGTTGCCGTCCTTGACCTGGATCGGCACCACACCCTGGCCGGTCTGCCGGTCGAGGATGGCCTGGGCCGACAGGAGGTCGTTCGAGGGGCTCGACTTGAGGAGCGTGATCTCGAACTTCCCCGCCTCGTTAGCGTTGCGGATGCGGCAGCCGCGCCCGTCGGCGCCAATCTCGAGGGAGTACTGGTCCTCGTCGAAGCTCGCCTTGATGAACGTGCCCGCGGCATACTCCACGATGGTGTTCGCCCCTACGGACATCGTGAACTTGGTGGGATCCCACTCGGCCATTGGTTCTCCTTACGGGCTCGCTTCGACCGAGACCGAGAGCTTGTTGATCGCGCCGGCCAGCGTCCACGTCGACGTGACACCCTTGAGCCAGCGCGCCTGCTTGTCGGCGCTCGAGATGCTCGCCAGGTCGGGCGCGAGCACCGTGATGGGCGTGGACGGGGTGTTGGGCGCGATGCCGCCGGCGCGCACGCCCTCGGTGTTCTGCGCCTTGACCTGCGTCTCCATGAGCGCGATGCCGGCGTCGGTGAAGGGAATCTTCTCGGCGCTGAGGAGCAGATTGGCCACGCGCTCCTGAAGCCGCGCGACGTACCAATCGCGGAAGCGGATGACGTCGATGTACTCGTTGGCCGCGACCAGGCCCGAGCCCTGGACCGCGTTCGCCCCGGCAAAGTCCGCGTAATAGTTCGCGTACTTGGCGGTGATATTGGTGACCATGGTGTCGGTGTAGGTCTTGATGGTCACGCCCGCGAGCGTCTTGTAGATCCAGTTGTCGCCGCCCGGGTTGATAGGGAACCAGCGCGCGATCTCGGCCGCGTCGGCGAAGTCGTCCGGGGCGGTGTGGAAGATCGGCCCCGTGCGCGCGTAGGCCGCGTCGCGCAGCTTGTTGAACACGTCGGCGCCGCTGGCGACGTAGGCGACGGTGGCGACGGCCGAGTCGCTCGATGCGACGATGTAGAGCTTGCTGTTGGCCTCGGCCCACGCGGCGGCGGCCTGCACGAGCAGCGACGAGTTGAACAGCGTGACGAGCCCATACCAGGCGCTCGACGCGAGCTTGATGGCGGCGAGGTCGGCGGCGATCCCCGGGTCGGCGTGGTCCTGCGCAACCGAGAGGTAGGTCATATCCAGCACTTCGACGGCAAAGTACGCGCCGGCGGTATTGGCGACCATGCGGAAGGTCTTGGACCCAACCGAGCCCTGGAGGCTGGTCGCCACCGGGAGGGCCGGTGCGGCGAGCGCGTCGACGAGTAGCTTGAGCCCGTACACGATCGCGTCGTTGGTCGTCGTGCCGACGGTGGCCGAGCCGCCCGCGTACATCCACGTGACGGTGTTGTCGGTGATGGCCGCACCGGTGCCCGTCGGGCCGCCCGAGCCGGCCGACGTGCCGCCGGTGGTGCAGATGTAGTACTTGGCCGGCGAGTCGTTGACCACGACCTGGCCCTGCGTGTAGGCCGTGCCCGACGCCCACGCCGTCGCTGGCGCGGCCGTGTAGTCGCACTCCTGCGAGGTCCAGACGGCCGAACCGTTGTCGCAGGCGACTCGCAGCTTGTAGACCGCGTTGGCGACGACGCTGTTGGTCCCAACGTCGTACTGCTGCGTCGGCTTGTTGGCCGCGCGACCGATCATGATCTGCTGGATGCCTGTCGTCTGGCTGAACATCTTCTGCGCCGCCAGGTACTCGGGCGTCGCCGCGCCGAAGTCGGCGCCGACGGCGGAGAGGGTCTTGTACGTGCGCGTGCGCTCGGCCCAGGTGGCCGTGTGCGAGACGATGAGGGGGATGCCGAAACCCTGCGCCGTCACGCCCGGGTTCTGCAGGGTGAACGTGACGTTGACGATGTCGGCCAGGGACATGTATCGAGGCTACACTCCCGGCTGTATCACACGCAAAATGGCGGGCTACTCGTCGGCCTGGTCGGAGTCGAAGGTCTGGGTCTGGTCGCCGCTGGCGCCGCCCTGGATGGTCACGGTGCCCGAGACGCGCTCGATGAAGCCGGCGTACTCGACCACGGTGGGCGGCGGCATGTAGCAGCGCACGGTCGCCACCGCGCGGCCGCGGAAGCGCGTCGAGGGGACGTCGGGGATCCAGTTGGGCGTGCCCGGATCGAAGGGCGAGACGTCCTGCGCAGCGAGGATAGCGCGCACGGACGGCAGCGTCAGCCCGGCCATGATGCGCGAGCACAACTCGAGGGCCGAGCCCGCGCGGCCCGAAACCGACTGGGACGTGAAGCACTCGACCTCTAATGGTACCTCGCGCCGACCGCGCACCTTGAGCTCGACCTCCTGCCCGGGCGCTCGCGTCAGGTCGGTCGAGGTCTGGACGTAGTCGACGCCCAGCGTGATGCCGCCGCCCAGGCGCAACGCCACGTAGTCCGTGAGCGGCTGACCGCGGTCCTGGTCCTTCCAGACGACCTGCCCCGCGTCGAGCCCGCTGGCGCGCGCCACAGCGGCCTGGATGGCGTCGGCGACGTCGTTCCAGCTCACGCGAGCCCACCTAACCAAGCGATAGCGAGAACGGCCTTGACCGCCCAGCTAGCCTCAAGGTAGCCGGCGCGCATCCCCCACCTTTTCCACGTGCGGAGACGAAATTCGCGCACGGGGGCGGGCTCTTCGTCGAGCTTGAAATAGAAGTAGCTCATATGTCATCCGTCCCCGGCGTCGGCGCCTGCACGATGACGCGGTATCCAGCCGATCGTGTCTGATTGAGGAACCCGCCTTGATTCCAGGATTCGCAATGCTGCACCTCCCAGAAGGCGCCGTCGATGGTGACGGTGTCCGCCTCATAGGGGCCGTCGACATCGCCGCAGTCGAGCTGCGTCGTCGTGTAGAGCACGCGCGTCTCGTTCGAGCGCCGTCCTTCAGGCAGACGGAGGAGATCCTTGCCCGTCGCCGGCTGCACGCTGGCCTTGATGGTGATGGTGAAGTCGTTGGTGGGCTGGGCGATGCCGCGCGCGTAGGCGGCGCGCTGGCGCCGCGTGACCGTATAAGGCCCGCCCTGGGTCATGAACGACTGGATGAGCGAGTCGATGTCCACGAGGAAAAGATAGCACAATTCAAGTAAGAAGATTTTTGTTGACAAACTCGCGGGTGGTGTTAGATTAGGGGTATGAAAACGATGTCGGTGACGGTAACTGAGGGCTGGCAGACGGTCGCAAAGGAAGTTCCCTTTATCGGCAAAGGTCAAGTCTGGGCGTTGAAGAACAATCTGGAGCACACCGTTACGATTTCGCGCGCCTGCGCCAAGCAGAAGTACAATGGCGCCCCTATGTACGTCCATGGCGTGCGTAATACTGGTATGGCTCTCAGCTCGGGTGGCGGTTGCGGTATGGAACTCTTCGTGTTTCTCGCCAACTTCGAGCAGATTCGCTAGGCCTTCTTGTCCTTGTCCACGGCCCACGTCACCGCGTTGAGCATGCGGCCCGTGTCGACGAGGGTGCGAGCCGAGCCCTTCCGTTCGATGGTACGCTGCGCGTTCGGCGGCGGTACGTCGGAGACGATCTTCTTCTTCACGTCACTCGACATCTTGAGGCCGAGGAGCCCGAGCGCCTGTTCGATCGACATCTTGCCGTCAAGCACAGCCCCGAGAAGCTTATCGAACAGGCGCACATTGGCCTCGCGGTTGGCATCGAAGCTGGAGCGCAAGAACGAGCGCGCGGGAATATGACCGTCCTCGGTACCGAACTCGTTGACCGCAGCAATCTCCGCCACCGTAAGATCTGCGCCCTCGACGTGCAGACCACCCGCAGCGCTGTCGGCGAGCACGCCGACGCGCAGGCGGTCGAGACCCATCTCTCCTACGCGCTTGAAAAAGCCGACCCAACCGAGGTCCTTGTCCTTGACAGTGATCTTCTTGCCGCGCGCCACCGACGCCTACCGATTCTGGAGCAGTTCGTCGAGGTCGAGCTTGACGACTAGCTCGCTCGCCGAGATGCACTGGAAGTGCGGCTTGCACGTCGGCTCGCGGCCAAGCATGAGCCCCCGCGCCTGCGCGGTGAATTGGCAGCGATCCGTGTGCGCGCCGTCAGCCGGCCAAGCGCCACGAAGCGCGTCAGCGGTCGGCGGGCGGTAGACGGGCGTGGCGCCGGCGCCGATCTTAGACAGCCCCACGGCGACGGTGATGCACGCGACGAGGTCCTCGTCCTCCGCCGGCCAGCCGCGCCGGCGCATGAGCTCGGGCACGCGCTTCTGCAGGTCGAGCCCGCGCACGGGCCCGGCGAGAAAGGCGTAGCGGGAGAGGTGCGCCTGCTCTTCGGGCGCTCGCGCCTGGTCAGACACCGTGCACCGGGCAGGGCGTCGCCTCGAGCTGGATGCCTCCTGCGCACGTGCAGCCGACGGCGGCGACCCCGGCTGGGCCGATGGTAAACGTACCGACGGCGCCCATGGCCTCCTGCGCGCGACGCGCGTTCAGCTCGCGCATGCGCGCCATCGCGATGCCTTCGTGCGGGTGCGTCTCGAGCACGCGCTCGTGGACGCCTTTCTCCTCGACGACGTCCCACTCGAAGTCGGAGCGCTTCTTGACGACGATGGGCATTAGACGATGATCCCCGGCACGCCGACGGCGATGTCGATGAGGCGCTTGTACTCGGCGCCGTAGGTCGACAGCGCCAGCGAGCCCATGATGCCGGGCGGCAGTGCGTAGGATCGCGACATCTGCCCGAGCGTCTCGGTGGTCACGAGGCCCTCATTGCCGCGGATGGAGGCGAGGTGCGCGGCGAGGTACTTGGCGCCGTCGTCGGCGAACTCGCCCCACGCGTCGCCGTCGATCTGGCGTGACACCACGGCGAGGATGGCCGTCTGCGTCGCCGTCTCGACCGAGACCAGCTCGGGGGCGATGCCGACGACGTCGGTCCAGGTGATCGCCATCGCCTATCGGCCGGCCGCCGCCGGGCCGCCCTCGGGCGCCGCGTCGAGCTCGGCGATGCGCTGGGTCAGGACGAGGCGCACCTCGGGCCGACCCTCGCTGGCCAGCCACGCGCGCAGGGTCGAGACGACGAAGGTCTCGTCGATGAGCGCCTTGGCGACCTCGGTCTTGAGCGCCTTGAGCGGGTGGTCCTTGTCGACCTGGAGCGGCGCGACCGGCTTGGCGTCCTTGGGCGTCGGCTGCGTCTGATCGATGAGCTTGCCGTCGACGCCCATGAGCTGCAGCTCGGGCAGGTTGACCTTCTCGGGATTCTGCTCGGGCGCGGGCGAGCGCGGGATCTTCGTCTCGAAGCGCTTGGCGAACATCGGGTTCTTCGACAGCGCCTCGAGGTCGGCGGTGTCGACGAGGTTCGCCCCAGGTAGGAGCGTCACGCACCGGTTGATGGGGATGGACCCCTTGGTCATCTTGGCGATGAGCTCGGGGTCGGGTTGGAGCTGGCCCTGGACGAGCCCTTCGCGGTTGTTGATCACGACGGTCTGCATGAGCCCAGAATCGCGCCCAAATCGGTCGTTTGTCAAGACGCCCAAAAGCTACGGCCCCCTTTCGGGGGCCGCGCGGCCACGCACCGAAGCGCGTGGGGTTTCCGAATCTATATCAGATTCCGTCCATGTAGGAGATCGAAATCGGGTACGGCGACACGCAGCCCGCGGTCTTGGCGACGCAGTCGACCGAGAACTCGAGGTTCTCGTACTGCGGCGGCATCTGGCGGAACATCTGCGAGATCATGTGGCGGATGTAGCGCTTGTTGTTGATGTAGGCCACGCAGCGGTCGACGCCGCCCGAGCCCGCGCCCTGGCAGTACTGCCACGAGTCGAGCGTGACGCCCGGGAGCATCTTCGTCTTGATGAGCGAGATGACCGTCTCGTCCGAGCCGTCGCCCATACGCTGGCTGGCCGCGCCGCGGAACTGCGTGATGGGGAGCAGGAACGTGTCGGGCACGAAGATCTTGTAGGTGCCCGACTCCATCGCGCCGTACTGGCCGACGACGTCCGCCACCTTCTCGTCCGGCGTCTTGAAGAGCCACTGCGTCGAGCCCTGCGCGCCGGTGGCCGGCGTGTAGGTCGAGGCGTTGGGCTGGTTCAGGAGCCCGAGCAGGCCGACGTCGGGGCCGATGCCGACCGACAGGCCGGGGATGGTCGTCGACGTCGTCGAGCCAATGCCCGACACCGCGTCGAGGGCCTTGTTGATGCCCTCCTTAGCGCCGAGGGCCTGCTCCATGTCGATGTTGAGCGCCGGGCCGCCGTTCTGCGCCGAAGCCTGCGCCGCGAGCAGGTCATCGAGCGTGTACTCGTACGACATGCCGAGGCGGTAGAACTGGTGCTGGAACTCGCGCACGAACAGCTTGGAGGTCGGCAGGTCACCGCCGCGCTCGGTGACGAGCTTGGCGATGCCGGTCCGCGTGTACTGCTTGTACGCGGTCCCCTTCATGCCCTCGGGCGCGCTCATGTCGATGGGCACGTACTTGAGCCCCTCGAGCGGCGGGAAGAGGGTGTTGTAGGTCTCGGTCTCGACCCAGAGGAGCGCGCGCTCGACGAAGAGCGTCTCGGCCGCGTCCCCGCGGGTCTCGGCGTCGTAGCGGTAGTTCGGGGGCAAACGCATGGGACGCTCCTTAGAACGACTTGTTGGTGAAGTCGACCTCGAGGATCGCCACCTTCGTGACGCCGTCGGCCGCCGTGTAGGTGCCCGAGCGGAACACGCCCTGGCGGGTGCAGTCGATCATGTACGACGAGCCGGCGCCCGCCGCGTTGTAGCCCGTGCCGGCCCAGAAGCCCTGGGCGTTGGCCGACGACGAGCTGCCCGTGGGGACGCCGCGGCACCAGGGGCGGTCGCCCGCGACGACGGCGATCTCGACCGGGACGATCCAGCGGCCCTCGCGGCCGATCTGCATGCCCGCGTTCGGCAACAGGCCCGAGCCGCCGAGGTCGCCGGCGTAGTTGCCGAGCGGGTCGGCCGCGCCCTGCTTGAAGTGGTTGTAGGAGAAGACGTTGATGCCGGCCACTTCCATGCCGGCCGCGCCGCCCGAGAAGCCCGACGCGAGCAGAAAGCCGTCGCCGTTCGAGCCCGGCTGCACGCGGACGCCAGCGCCGAACGGGATCTGATTCGACGCCTCCTTGTTAAAGCCGGAGACGATGTCGCGCCCCTCGGCCGAGTCGGCGATCTGACCGGCGACGCCGATCGACTGGCCGCCCGCGGAAACGGTGGTCTGGGCCATGGTCCTACACCTTCGACGCCGTCGCGGCGTCGTGCTTGGGGTGGTTGGGGTTGGCGCGGAGCATGCGGTCGATCATCGCCTTGCGCGCGGCCTCGGCGTCGAGCTCGGTCTCGTCCGCGCGCTCGCCGGCGAGGTGCGGCACGGCGGCCGGGCCGCCGGTGGCGCGAGCGAGGTCGAGCGCGCTCGGCTGCGGCTTGGCGGTCGCCACCGCGTCGTCGTAGAGCGCCTGGACGTACTCGGCGCCCTTGCCGTCGAGCTTGATGGAGGGCTTGAGCTTGCCGATGACGAGGCGCTTGATCTCGTCGTCGGTCTTGGCGGGGACGACCTTGCCGTCCTTGCCCGAGTGCGCGTCGAACTTCTCGTTGGCGCCGAGGTGCTTGCGCGCCTCGACGAGCAACGACGCGCGCGCCGTGGCGCGGGCCTCGACGATGGGCTGGACGAACGCGGCGAACTTCGCCGGGTCGACCGCGTCGACGACCGTGATCTCCGCCGCGTCGAGCTTGATGGGCTGCTTGTCCTCGGCCATCTTGGAGTCGTACTTGCCCTGGAGGGCGTCCTTCTCCTTGACCGCGACGTCGCGCAGCTTCTCCGCGTTGTCGGCGCGGAGTTTCTCCGCGGCCACCTTCTCGTCGCGGTCCTTCTGGACGCGGGCGACGAAGCCGTCGAGGGCGGCCTGCGCGTTCGCGTCCTGCACCTCGAAGA